GCGGTAGACCACTTTAAAGAAAGTAATTTGCGGATTACCAGTAAGGTAAACGTCCTGTGCGCCGTAAGCTACGAGTTGCATTAATCCTCCACCCATTTTGTATACTATATACCAAGAAAAAAATTCTGAGAAATTAATTTAATTAAAAAAAATTAATATAATCCTATAACTATAATAACTAATAAATATATATTAAAATCTATAATATATAATTACATTTGTAATAAATTAAATAAAATAAAAACTATAAGTTTAGTTGGAGTATGCGAGACCACCCATACCACTCATGATACGGAGGACGTTGTAGTTAATCGCGAATAGAACAGCATTTGCCGAGAAGTCTCCATTATCACCAGATGACTCAAGAATGGCTGTGTCTATTCTCGAAAAGTTACACGTGCCAGATGGCTGGTGCTCCTCAGGCTTAAGTGCGAACGAATACACGCAGATAGAATCATTTAGTGATGACACATTGGTAGACGTGGGGGTGTTGGTGGTGTCGTGACCACCAGAACCGGAGTGGTGGTCAATTACCTGGACTCTACTGAAATATCTATAGTGTCTGCTGGCAAAGCGATCATGACCATTAAGTTTAAGCTTAAATGAGCAATCAGTATCGTTCGTTGGAATTCCTAGCGACTTAGCATTAACCTCACCCATAGCACCAGTAGTAGCCTCAGTAGCGGTCCAGATTAGTTCTTTAACCGGGTGATTTAGGTTAAGTGTAACCGATCTAGAGTTTTCCTCAATAGACTGTTCCTGGACCTGTTCGATAAGGTATTCGTGCGAAACCTGTGCGAAACGGCGGCGTTCATCAGTATCAAGATAGATATAGTCAACGTAAAGTCTGTTGACCTGCAGGGAATCCCAAACAGTAGCAACTTCATGCTGTAAATTTACTTTAACCTCGTGGTACTGAAGAGCAATTAGAGGTAAGGCAAGACCAGCATTTCTGCAAAACCAGAACTGAAGAGGAACATAAAAATGATCAATGCGGTCATCTTCACCAGCAACACCTCCCATACCAGACATATTCTGGAACACAGTGCCAGTAGGAACGTCGTCGCTAGTGGCGCCTTTACCACCGATAATACCACCCGGGTTTTTCTGCGTTAATTCAGCATAAGCTTCCATAAAAACACCACTCTGTCTATCAATTCTCTGACCACCTATCTCAAGTTCAACATGATCAATCCATGCCGCACCAGGGTTTTTGACATTCCCTTGACGTTTGCCTCCAACCTCGATAAACATCTTGTGAATAAGGTCACCATTGCGAGAAATGGTTGCCGTGCAGCGACCATTAGTCTTAGAAGAACCATTCCACGTCTGCTCTATAGCCTCCATAGAGAAGTTAGTGTGTCTGCGGTAGACCACTTTAAAGAAAGTAATTTGCGGATTACCAGTAAGGTAAACGTCCTGTGCGCCGTAAGCTACGAGTTGCATTAATCCTCCACCCATTTTGTATACTATATACCAAGAAAAAAATTCTATAGATTTAATTTAATTAATTTAAAATTTATAATTATAAATTTATTGTATAATAGGACAATATGCTTATATTTATAATTAATAAAATTGAATATATAAAGGTTTGTTATGTATAATTACCATACCATACCAATCATGAACCTCTGTATCTACGCAAGCGAACTCGCGGTTATCACCGGACACAACCAGTATAAAGACGTTAGTGAGATTATTGTTAAAATCTGGCAGAAACACTTTCCAGAGGACTATGAAGCTATTATTAAAGAAGCAGGGGTTGTTGTAGAATCAACCGATGAATTTATTAATCGTATTTCTAAGGAGAATAATATTAACATCAAGGAAAAAATGAAAGCATGTCTCGGATCTAATGATGTAGTTGATATGAATAAAGCTAAACAGGAAATTCTAAAGAAGTTTGATACAATTCCAGAAAAAGATAAGAAACTAGTCCAGAGCTGCATTACAGAAAAAACAAACACTAATTTTGGAACAAAACACGAAAATTCTGGAGTGGCTAAGTATACAGAAATTTATGGAGATAAAGTAAATACAGTAGATACCTTTTTCAAAAGGCATATGTTTAAAACCGAACACAACTGGTTTGTTGGTGGTAAAATTGATGGGATTAATGATGATAATGTACTGATTGAGGTCAAAAATCGTATGAACAGATTGTTTTATAAACTTAGGGATTATGAAAAGGTTCAGATTTATGCCTATATGTATATCCTAGAATTGGAAAATGCCAAACTGGTCGAATGTTTCAAAAAAAGCAAGGAATGTACGATTAATGTAATTGATGTAGAATTTGAACAAGATTTTTGGGAGAATGAAATCTCAATGAAAGTCGAAAAATTCATCAAACAATTTGAATCATTCCTAAAAAGTAAATCGCGAAAGTTGGAACTAGTTAACATATTGTTTAGCGCCTAATCCACTAGTTATTTTAAGTATATTATAATGAACTGCATATATATTGAAATTGTAGCTATAATAAAATGAATTATCTGCTTTTTTTGGTATTTCCTTAACATCTTTATGTAACCCTAAATCTATATTCATTTTGAAATTATCTATTCTTGAAAAATTACAGGCTCCTGATGGCTGAAAATCATTCGGATTTAGAGAGAATGAATAGACATGTATACCATTTTTTATTTTACGTTTATGATGTTGGAATGGTTGTTGTAAATTAAAATAATCTGCATCCTTTTTGTCTAATCTTACCTGACCATTAAATATTAATTGTAAATTTTCAATGATATTTTTATTAAAAAATTCCTTTTTATATTCATCAGCTGCTCGTGCTGGATTATACCTATTATAATGATAAAAATTTCCAAGACTTTGACTATAATATGCGTTTTCTATATTATGATATCTATAACTTGTTGGAGATACATCTTCTATAGTCCAATTAGAATAATTATTCCAGTTATTCACATATTCCATATCTGAACGTTGTGATACTACGATTAGTTCTTTTACCGGATGGTGTAATATAATATTATGGTCCTTAGTTGAAGTAATTCCCTTAATAGTTGGGGGTTTAAAAACATCTTCTATAAGATATTCGTGACTATTTATAGCAAATCTATTCCGTTCGTCTTTATCTAAATATACATATTCTGCTTCTAAAGCAGGTTTAATATCAAATGTTGTATTTTCTATAAATCTATTAATAGTTACTCCAGAACCATCCTGACTAACTGATTTTAACCTTGCTATCTGTTTATTCTTATCTGCACCAACACTATTGATATAATCTAAATAGGTATATAAGTCTCTTAATGGATTAAGTTTAACTTCTACTCTTACTTCTGTATATTGTAGCGCTATTAATGGTAAAGCTAATCCAGATGATTTTGAAAAAAAGAAATTCAAAGGAACTTTAATTTTTCTTTTTTTAATAGAAGGTATTAGATCACTCGTATTCGTAATTCTGGTTGTATGTCTATATATTCCTTCCGAATTTAATGGAGAATTGATATTATGTTGAACTGATACGACGTCAACATCTGCTGAACCTCTAACATGTGGATAATGTGAATAATGTAATTTTACCTGTGCCCCATATGATGAGTCATCTAAATAATCATAATCATTTGTATTATTCGTATTCTTCAGTGGATGTAAATTATTTGTTATAGTATATGTTTTCCCATCCTTAAAATGTATACTATCTCCATTCATAGTACCAGAATGAAGACCAAAATTATTATCATATTGACCATAGAAATGATAATTATTCTGGTTATTTTGAGAATTTATAGCCCAGTTATATAACGAAACTACTGTTGCACTTACTTTTTCATCAAATTCTTCTCGTGTTTGTGTCCCATCTATCAATGAACTTGTTGGGATATCTGTTGTAAGAATACTACTGGAATTAATTGAATTTTTTACATTGTAAATGTAGATGTTATCAGTATCTTCTTGTTTTGTCATATTACCCACTGGGTCATTCTCTAATACGGCCGCAATCTTTATTCCACCATTAGTTATAATTGGATAATATTCACCTTTGCTTTTATTATTAATTTCATTGTGAAGTCCTGGGTTATATAGTTCTGGCACATTTCCAGTCATTTCATCATATATTTTCTTTTTAGAATCATCATAGATTAATTCAGACATTATCTGAAGATATTCGCCTGTATAAGAATTAATAACAGAATCATTTAAAAAAAGTTTTGTATTGTTAATAATATTGGTACCTATATTTTCAACCCATCTAAATTCATAAGGAACACTATTAGCTGTGTTACTTAGTTCATTTCTAGCACCTGAAAATATTTCTGGTAATTCAAATGTAAAATATAAATTAGATAGAAGGTCACCATCTCTTTTTATATCACATTCAAGTGTAACCTGTTCTGTATTACTGATTTTATTTCCTATTAATTTTATTTTTTTTGAATCTACTGAGAAATTAGAATATCTTCTATATACTATTTTATAAAAAGATATTTGTGGATTACCTATAAGATTAAAATCTTGTGCACCGGTTGCTAAAAGTTGGATATAACCCATATTAATATTAAAATATTATATATAATTATTTTTAAATTTGAATAAATAAAAACATTAATATATAATCAAAATATGTTTGTTTATAATGAACAGCAAGAACACGCCTCTAAATCTATTATACAGTTTCTTGAATCTAATGATAAGTTCTTCTTATTAGAGGGCGATCCAGGTACCGGAAAAACTACTATTATATCTAAAATTTTGGATAATGAAATTTATAAAAAAAAGAAAATAGCATTTTGTGCTACAACCAATAAAGCGGTTACTATTTTAGAACAATATAGTTCACTAAAGGGGAAAAATATTGTTTATACTACCATTCAAAAACTCCTAAATATAAAACGTAATATAGATGAAATGGGTAGAGAATTATATACTTATAATAGTCAACAAAACCTATGTAATAAATATAATATCAAACATTTTCACATTGTTCTTATTGATGAAAGTTCTATGATTTGTCAAGATATGTTAGAAGGAATTGTGCAAAATTCAAGATATTCTAAAACAAAAATAATATTTATTGGAGATAGAAACCAACTCCCACCTGTTAATGAAAAAATAAGCAATGTTTTTACAATTGATTTTGGTATAAATAAAGTAAAATTAGATATTATTGAAAGGTTCAAAAACGATATTTTGAAATATACAAATTCTATTAAAAATAACAAAAGACCTCCAAAAGAACTATGTAAAGATAATATCAGATTTATGAAAGAGTATAAAAACTGGATCTCTAATTATATGAAAAATATAAATGAATCTATTATTCTTACTTATACTAATAAGAAAAAACGATTTATTAATAATTCTATTCGTTCTTTGCTTTTCAAGGATAACAAAGAAAAGTATAATGTTAGTGAAAAAATCATTTTTAATAACTACTATAGTTCTATTGAAAATAAATTCTATTCATCACAACACGCTACTATTACTGATATTAAAGTGCACGACTTCAAATTTAACCCTCTACCACTTAACAAATTACTGAATCTTAAAGCGTCATTCGGTTATAATATTCGGACTCTTAAGGAAAAAGACAAAACATGTCCGATTTGTCTAGAAGATAATATTAATGAACAATCTCAGCTAAAATGTGACCATATGTATTGTGATTCTTGTATTAAACAATGGTTAAAAGAAAATAACTGTTGTCCATTATGTAGATTTGTTGTAGATGAGAACACCTTTATGGTGAAAGATAATACAAAAATTACATCATTAATTAATGAGATTATTGAATTCGTTTCTGATATTACATTTAAAACCTGGAAAATCGGAATTATTGCTAAGAAAAAAAATGAAGATAACCAACTAGAAACCTTTCATGACTACATCTATATTATGTCTGATGAAAGTAAAGATGATTATGAATTATTGTGTAGTTCTATTAAACAAAAATTTTCAGAAATAAAAAAACTTATCTCTAATAAAAATAAATATAACAATATTATTCTTAAAAGATTGTGGGAATTCTTTTATAGCAACTATATTGATGTTTTGGCAGATATTGATTATGGTTATTGTATTACAGTTCATAAGTCGCAAGGTTCTACATATAAAAGAGTATATGTAAACATTATGGATATTGTGAAAAATAATACGAACGATACTAAATCTTGTGTATATACTGCTGTAACCAGAGCATCTGATTGTTTAATTGTTCTTAAAACATAATTTAAAATGATATAGAGTAATATATACTATATCTTTATAATGGGAAATTGTTTAAAGAAACTCATTCCAGAAGAATATTCTTTAATAGAAAATTCTGATGAAATTATGCATAAAATAGAAACAAATGCTGAAGAGATTGAAAAACTTATAAATGAATCCCAACAAATTAATAAAACGAATATTGAAAATTTTGAACTTATTCAAAAGGATATGGATAAACTTATGTTGTTGAATAAAAATTTAAAACAAGAACTTAACTATTTTAACCACCAGTCATCATCCAAATATGGCGGTTCAACACCAGAAGATTCCGACATTTTTGTAGATGGTCCGTCTGAAACCATGTTTTCTACTTCTGAATAACTTAGTGCTCTCCTTGTATATTTCAATTTAGATAGGTAACCGTCAAATCCACCAAAGAGATTTATCCAGACATTACCAAAATTCTGTCTTGGTATAGACTCAAGTCTTTTACTTTTTTTTATATTACCATTTACATATATTGTTACTACCTTCTGTTTTACAACAAGAGATAGATGTACCCATTTATTTACAGGCATATTATCTATATCTATAATATTATCCTTTGAGTCTATTGTATTCATATTAATTCTTATAGTATTTTTATCAGGATGTATCCACACGGCCGGAGTATAAGATACTTCTGCTTTACTATCCCCTTTATGAAAAACATGTTTCATATTTTTGTCCTTAAATGTAAAGTCGTTTACTAAAATCCAAAAACTATAAGAAAATTCAATTCCTCCATCTTCATTATCTGATCTATAAAGTATAATATTTTCATCATTATCTGGATTCTGTTCTATTACCAAACTCTTTTTCGCATTTTTCATATCCTTTATAAGATATGGGGAATCCTTCCTAAAGGATTTAAGATATTCTATATATTTTTTTGTAAATACTGCGAAGAATAATGTTGCAATCCCTATTATCACAAGTGATGCTATCTGTCCTATGGTTGAACTATCTGAAAATACCATAGGTATAACAAACAATGATACCATTAACGTCAAAAGACTATATATCAGATATATAATCGAATTTTTAAAATGTTTATTCAATGTTTTATAAAACAAAGACAAAATCACTAAAGATAGTAAAAACATTATACCTACCACTAATCTAATAATCTTATTTACTGTCTTACTTTTTGATACTCCATGAAGTTTTTTAGCACTATTTTTAAGTTTTAAAAACACATCTGATGATAAATTCTTCATTTTATTTAATGTTTTTTTTACACGTGTATTGTTTGAATTACTATAACTAGGTGGTGGTGATTCAGGTACAGCATAATTTGTTTTATTAGAAGAATCTGTAGTTGTTACTTTCTTAGGTAATGTTACTCTTTGTTGTGGTGGTGGCGGAGTTACCTTCTTAGGTAATGTTACTCTTTGTTGTGGTGGTGGCGGAGTTACCTTTTTAGGTAATGTTACTCTTTGTTGTGGTGGTGGTGGAGTTACCTTTTTAGGTAGAGTTACTTTCTGCTGTGGTGGTGGCGGAGTTACCGATTTATTTACATTAAGAGTATTAATTTTTTTTTTAATATTAGCGACATTATTAGTCGTTAAAGAAACTGATTTATTTACATTAAGATTATTAATTTTTTTTTTAATATTATTAATGTTATTACTCATTATAATAAATTAAGAAATTTAATTAGAGATGTTCTGGACCATTTTTATAAACGTTATAGATTTTTTTGTAAGAAAATCCTTTATTTGTATATGTTAGATTAGAAATACGACCATTAAATCCTCCATTAGGAGTAATGATAAGACCACCTTCATTAATTTTTGGAAATCCTTTTAGTATAAAACTACTTACAAGTTTTCCATCTAAATATACATCTATACTATTATCAACAAATGTAAGATTTATATTTACCCACCTTTGTAGTTTAATATTATTTATAGTAAATTCTTCAGGTTCATCTAGATCTAGAACCATATCATTATCATTTTCTATATTATTAAAATAACTGGTCGATACTTTTATTTTAAGGTTATTACTATTTTTAGCTAGCATTATAATAGGATTAACCCCATTTGTGTCTCCCTTTTGAACTATAATTTTATCTTGGTTCATACGATACTTATAGTCATTTACAAATATCCAAAAATTAATATTATATTCTAGTCCTTGTGTTGAAGGTGGGATAGATTGTTTTGCAACTCTGAGTTCCTTTTTAGCATTATGGATATACGGGATAAGATTTTTAATAGAGATGTTTTTTCTTGGTTTAACTAAATATTTTTGGGTTAAAAAATATATAAAAATAGAAATAATGATACAAATTATTGTAAATATCATTAGATTTTTTTTTAAATTAAAATTTTTTTTAATATATGGATACATTACTATATTTTAATAAAATAAATTATATTAGTTGCGATTTATCCTTTTTATAAAGTTTCATTACTTCTTTATATGATATGGCTGTATTATAGTATACAGCATTAGATATATATCCATTAAAATCATTATTTTTATCCCCAATAAATAGATTTTTGTTATAAATAAATGGTACAGAAGGTATTAGGATATGTTTTATTAATTTACCATCTATATAAACATTTGTATGTCTTCCATCTAAGCTAACCACTAAATGATTCCACTTCTGAAGTTTAATATTATCTATATTAATATCATGAATAGTTACTTCATCATTTTTATCTCTATATGATATTTCAATAACAAGTGTGTTGGTAAATGGTATATATTTTATATTAGGTGACCCATATTTTTTAATAATATTTTTTTTGTATTTATAACTGGTATTCCATAGTGCATTTTCAGGAATATTATTAATATATAGCCATAATGAATATGTGAATTTTATTCCAATATTAGAAGGTGGTAATTTTATGTTTGAAATAAATTTGGTTTCTTTTATATCTAATCTATTTTCAAGGAATTTATTTTTTGTAATACTATTACTCTGATTTGTTGGTGGTTTTTTATTGAATAACTGTGTTATAAGTGTTTTGTCTGTAATTCTTGGTAGATATAAAAAATTGTAAATAGTTCCATTATATGAATATGGAAAATTAAAGTACATTGGTTTAGTGTTAATAGAGATTTTATTACCGAAAACTTTTGTAGTTACTAATTTAGTATTCATATAAACATTTAGTGTTTTGTTTGAAATAGTAATACTAATATGAACTGATTCATTCTGCGAAATATCATCAATATCTGTATATTCTATAATATTATCTTCTGTTTTAGCACATATTCTTAAATTATTAGAATAAGGATGCATCCATACCCCGATACTTTGTTCTGGTATTTCAGCCTCTATATTATTCCAATAAGAATAATCTAATTGTTTGTTTTCTATATTAGTTCCTTTATGGAAAATATGTTTCCATTTTGAAAAATTATAATAGAATTCTTTCAAATAAATCCAGAATGAATAAGAAATATTATTATCAATTGTTGGTGGTCTAATATCATCTGAAATAACATTATATGAAGTATGTTCTAGTTTGTCTAACGATACTCCATCTTTAATATAATTTGATTTCGTTTGTCTAAAATAAAAAAAGATGGAAATAATAATTACAATAATAATTACTATCTTAATCATATATAATAATAGTGTAAATTTATTTAACAAAAAACATAAAAAGTAATAAAATAACTATAATTAATCCTAATAAAATAGATAAATTCTTATAATTTAATTTATTATATAAATCATTTTTGAATATACTCGTGTATTTTTCAATTAGTTCCTCATAACTCCATTCTCTTTTATTATTTATTTTATTAACATTATTGTGGCACTTGAGAACCCATCTTATAATACTGTCCTTGCTATCAAGACTGTTTTCCACTGGATTATCAATTAGGAATTCTTCATAATGTTTTTTACAAGTATTGCATGGTATAATATGTTTTAAAGAGTTAAAAAAAATGGCATATTCTTTTTTAGAATTAGGTGTAGGTTCGTATTCAAATGATATAGTATGAAGGAAGTACCATAACTTAGGTCCCCATAATTCGGGATCCATATATAATAATAACATATTAATTATAAAAATAATAACTTATATTTAAAAGTTTAAACACAATAAATAAAAATGAAAAAAAATGAAATTATTTATTGCTGTAATTGTGGAAAAAAGGGACACAATTACAAAACTTGCCTATCCCCTATTATTAGTTATGGTGTTATTTTATACAATAAATGTGCAAATGGTCAGCTAAAGTATCTAATGATACAACGGAAAGACACGATTGGATTTATTGAATTTATGCGAGGAAAATATAATATAGAACATTTCGAATATATTTGTAATATTTTCAAGATTATGACAAAACAAGAAAGAACATTGATAGTAAATAATGATTTTGATTATCTATGGGATATGTTATGGTTTAAAAACAGAACCAAACAAACAAAAAATAATATTAGCGAATATAATATTTCTAAAGACAAATTTAATCATCTAAAAAGAGGTCTTTTTGTGGACGGAAGATATATTACACTAGACCTAATTAACAAAGAAACTCCTGTTGTTTATGGTTCTCCAGAATGGGGATTTCCTAAGGGTAGAAGGAATTTATATGAGACAGACCTTAGGTGTGCTGTGAGAGAATTTGAAGAAGAAACCAATATTTCACCAGAATATTATAAAATTGTAGACTATAACAAAACATTTGTCGAAACGTTTCATGGAACAAATCATATTAAATACAAACATGTCTACTACCTTGCAGAACTAACAGAGGATATTAATATTTCTATTGATAAAAACAATATCAATCAAATCTCTGAAATTAGTAACATAAAATGGTATAGTTTTGGCGATGGTTCTCGAATTATAAGGCCATATAATACAGAAAAAAAAAAGGTGTTCCGATATATTAATAACTATATTCGTAACACGGTTGAAAATAAATAATATGTAATATTAAATGTCTAACAATACTTTTAGTTTTTATCCAAGTCTTGATGATAAAGATTTTAATAAAAAAATATACAATAAAAAGGAGTTTTATTTAAACAGAACTAAAAAAATAAAAAATTTAACAAATTTAGATAATATCACAAAAAAATTGTGTAAGTTTAATCTTTCTAATAACCAAAAATTCTTAAAAACATTCATGTCTCCAAATACACCATACAACAGTATATTATTGTTCCATGGAACAGGTGTAGGTAAAACTTGTTCAAGTATTTCTATAGCTGAAAATTTTAGAGATTATCTTGTTTCTAATAATAAAAAAATTAATGTTATGCTTAATCCATCCATTAAAGAAAATTTTAAAAATAATATTTTTAATATAGAAAAATTTAAAAGTGGAAATGGTAAAGATCAATGTACTAAATCTAAATTTTCAGATGAATCTAAGATATCTCCAGATGATAGTAGAGAAGTTATTACAAAAAAAATCAATAAAATAATAAATAATAGATATAAATTTTTTGGTTACATAGAATTCTCTAATACTATACGTAATCTTAAAAAGTTTAATAATGAACTCTATATAAAAAAGGTAAAGGAAATGTTTTCTAATACTGTTATGATTATTGATGAAGTTCATAATATTAAAGAAGGTGGTAGTAAAGATGGTAAAAAATTACCCGCATATTTACTAGAAGTTTTAGGTATAGCAGATAATATGAAACTTATTTTGCTATCTGCAACACCTATGTTTGATAAAGCAGAAGAAATTATTTTTATACTTAATTTACTTCTAACAAATGATAAAAGAGAAACGATTACTAAAACTAATATGTTTGATAAAGATGGTAGAATCACTCCTTATGGGAAAAATGTTCTTTTAGATAAATCGCGAGGTTATATCTCTTATCTTAGAGGAGAACATCCATTAAAATTTCCCAAAAGATTATATCCAGATATTTACGGCGATAAACAGCTACTTAAACCATCAGATTTCCCGACAAAAGATATTAATAATAATGAAATACCTGAAGATAAACGTATACAAAATTTAAAAATAATTAGTTGTGAAATGAAAGATTATCAGCTTAAACAATATGAATCTATGGACATTAAAACAAGTGATGATGACTATGGTTCATTTAATATTAATGGATTAATGGCTTCTAATATTGTATTTCCAAATATAAACAAATCAGAAACTATAAAGGAATTAATTGGAGATAGTGGATTAAATACGATTGTAAAAAAAAAGAAAAATAAATATAGTTTTTTGAAAGAAGAATATAAAGAATTTTTTGATAAAAAAAAAATAGGCGAATACTCTACCAAAATTTCCAATATACTAGATAATATAGATGAAAGTGAAGGTATCGTATTTATCTATTCAAGATTTTTAGGTTCAGGAATTATACCACTAGCACTAACATTAGAACTGAATGGATATAGTAATTATGGTGGTTCTTTATTAGAGAATGGAAAGACTCAAGATAAACAGTATATACTTATTACAGGTGATAATGAATTATCTAAAAATAGTTATCTTAATTATCTAAAAATAGAAAATGAAAACGAATATGGTAAAAAGGTTAAGGTAATTATAGGTAGTGAAACCGCGGCAGAAGGTTTAGATTTTAAGTTTATTAGACAAGTACATATATTGGATCCTTGGTTTCATATGAATAAATTGGAACAGGTTATAGGTAGAGCGATTCGTAATTGTTCACATATAAAACTACCTTTTAAACATAGAAATGTATTAGTATATCAGTATGCCTCTGTTGCACCAAAAAAATATGAAACGATTGATTTGAAAATGTATAGAATTTCAGAACAAAAACAAAAAAATATTGCAGAAGTTGAATATCTAATTAAAACGAATGCTATAGATTGTGGACTGAATAAAGAACTTAATAGGTTCACCGATGCTATTTATAAACAAAAATTTAAAATAAAAATATCTAGAAAGGATATTAAAAAAGAAATAGAAATCGGATTACATGATTTAGATAATAGTAAGATTTGTAATTTTAAAAACTGTGATTTTAAATGTCTTCCAGATAGTGAGAGTTCTGCAAGTAACTCTAATACATTAGATTATAAATTTATAGAAGATAATATTGATGAAATTAAAACCTTTATAAAAACATTCTATACTAAACAATTCTATTATACTCTAAATGATATTAAGAAGTTTTACAAAGCCGAATACGATGAAGATTATAATCTACTTTACTATAGTTTAAATGAACTTGTAGAGAATAGTGAACTTCTTAAAGATCCATATAATAGAGAAAGTGTTTTGTCAAGAGTTGGTACTAAATATATAGTAAAACCTAAGATTGTTAAAGGTCAACACACATCTATTAATAATTTACGATTTCCATATACTAAAAAAAGACGCTATATAGACACAACTAATGAACGTATTAAAATAACTAGAAAAAATAAAGTAAAAACGGATTTAGATACAGATAAATTTCAAAAAAAATTAAATAAAATTTACAACTCAAAATTAAAAATTATAACGGATAGATTAAAAATAAATGTTCCTAAGGGTAATGAACTTATTAATTATATAGATAATCTTAAAAAAAAAATAGGATTGAATATACCATATTCCTATCTAGACCCAATAAATAAAGAAATACTAATAGAAATAATTATAAAAAAACAAAAAAATAATAGTTTATCAAGTGTAGAAAATCAGATGTTTAAGTTATTAGATTCGCATATTTTGTTTAATAGTAGGGATCTTGGTATTACAGAAAATGGGGAAGATATATTTGGTTATAAAATAGCAACATCTGAAACGAATGTAAAATATATGGCTTATAAAGATGACAAATTTAGTTTAGTAGATATGACAAACAAATTAAAAATACTAAAAAATATTAAGAATAAAATAAAATCAGAACTACCACCGAACAAATTAATTATTTACATGTTTAATAAAAATAATAAAATGAATATAAAAATTAAAGAAAAAAATACAGAAACTAAATTAACAAAAGTTAAAACGGGTAGTATTTGTGGCAATGAAGGTATGAAAAAAGATACTATAGTAGAATATATTAATAAGATTAAAAGGGGTACATATAAAGAAGGTTCTTTACCAAGTAAAGATTTATTATGTTTAGAATTAGACATATATATTAGACTTAATGAATTAAATAGCACTACAAATAATGCAAGATGGTTTTATACTGCGGAAGAAGCAATTGAGAGAGAGATTAATTTAAAAAAAAATTAAAATTGATTTATATATAATAGTAATTATATATACATAATGACTATCTATTTCGAAAATGAACAAACTTACACAACCGCAATTGATTCTAATCAACTTTCAAATGATATTAATACAGTGCTAAAAGAAAAGATCCAATCAGAAATTGAAGGAAAATGTGTAAATAATGGATATGTTAAACTTGATAGTGTTAGATTGCTAAAACGTAGTATGGGGAAACTAATGATGTCTCAATTTAATGGTAATATTATTTATAATATCACCTATTCCGCTCAAGTTTGTAATCCTCAAGAAGGTGATATTATCAAATGTAAAGTAAAGAGTATTAATAAAATGGGTATTATGGCTTATATTGATGATGAAGATTCTCCTATGAGTATTCTTCTTGCCAAACAACACCATCAAGAAAATGAATATTTTACTAAACTACAAGAAAATGAGGATATTTCTGTTAAAATTATAGCTAAACGATTTGAATTTGGTGATAATAAGATTTCTGTTATAGGTGCACTTGAAGATACAACTATAGAACCAATCCAACTTGAAGCCGATCTTATCGGAGAACAGACTGATGATGCCGAGAATCTAGGAGTAGATAATCTTGTGTATACGACTAAAACCAAAACTTACAAATGGTTGTCTAATTATAACATTTCAGAACCCTTTAGTTATAATGGACGAAAATTCGTTTCACTTGAACATGCTCTTAATTCAACAAAAAACAAGGATGATGATTTTAAAGACCTATTTACACATGACTCCGAAACCTATGTAGGCGATCTTCCGAATCTTGCAAAGAAAACAGGTAATAAAACAAATATGAAAAAGATGAAAAAGACACTTAACGCAGATTGGGAAGAAAATAAACTTGAAATCCTCGAAGAAATTATGAGAGACTATTTCACACAAAACACAGAACTAAAGGAAAAACTACTTAAGACAGGTAATAATAATCTAATCTTTAGGGATACTGATAAATATTGGGGTATGGACAAAGATGATAATGGCGAAAATAATCACGGAAAACTTCTAATGAAACTTAGAAGCGAATTTAAAGCGTAATTAGGTTATAATATTTATAGTAGATGTGATACAATTATATAGTAAATTTTTTAATAATGGTGTAGGTGCTTGTGTTTTTGTTTTAACAACACCTAAAAACGCCAGTATCATAATAAGTTGTTTTCTTGTTATAATTTTAATAAATTTATTAGATAGTTTTACATCATTTGTTCTAATAATTTCTCGAAATAATTTTAATAGATTTACTTTATTTACCGAACTAATCGGTTGTTCATTATTTATTTTATAAAAAATTTTATCTATCATATTTTTACCAAGTGATTTGGATTTAACCTTAGATTTAATATTCTTTTTTGTCCTTTTTTTAATAGGGTTAATATGATTAAATTGTTCTTTAAATTTAGTTTCTGTATTTTTTCTAGACTTCTTTTCTATATAATTTTTTAATTTATCTGGATTTTCTATAAGATTTTTATAGACAGAATATTTATTATTTGTAGGTGACTTATTCATTTTAATGGCGTCATCTAGTTTTACAATTCTTACTTTAGTCATAAGTATATATATATAGAATTAAATTATAATTTTTTAACAAAATATTATAATATATTAGTAATGACTACGACAACAGTTCAACCAATGGAAAAAGACAATAATTATTATATTTTTCGTGATAAAAAGAAAACAGAGGAAGTATTACCTATTTTATATCTTGATAATGGTCTTACCATTTATACTGATAAAACCTCACACTCATTTTATAACAATAAAGAGAATACGGATAATATTAGTCCGGAAAAAATGAATAGAATGGTTAAAAAATATGGTCGAAATAATATTCCAAAAACAAAAGCAGAATTAGAAGTTTCTAAATTGGATGCACTTATTGTTGATTTTAAAAAAAATAAAAAGGGTACCAAAGTTATATTAACGGCAAATCCGGACTATAAATTACCACACCTAAATAAACATAAGGATACCTTAAATAAAGAAGAAGTTAATGAATTAATAGACATAGGTAATTCTTACACCTACTGTCCTGATATTGAAACCCCTAAATGTCTACTTGGATTTTCTTTAAAAACAGATGAACTAGAGTGTTCGTATGCTGTTTGTAACGAAAAAAGAATAGGCACTCTACTAATAGATGTATTATTAATATCTATTGGGTTAGCTATAATTTATACCAGTTACAAAGGACTATATAGACATTTTAAAAAATAATATAATACTATAATAAATGACTGATTATACTTGTGTTAAACTGTTATCTAACTGTAAAATGTTTGATGTAAATAATCTAGCAAAAGACACCTCTATGTATGATATACATTATAGAAAATGTTCTATCCATAAAGGAGAATTATTAAAAAAAAATGAAGAACTAAAATTTTGTGAAGAAGCACAAACAGTTCTTAATGAAAATGATATAAAATTATTATTAGATAGAGATATAATAGATTCTATAAGACATGATTCTGTAAATAGATTTGTTCAACTATTAAATGATTCGAATAGAATTAATGATCTTTCTAAATCGATAGACTATAACTACGAAGGAAACACACTTTTACATGAAGCAATCTACTGGAATTCAAATAAATGTATCCTATATCTTTTAAAAAACTGTACAAATTTCCTCGATGCTAAAAATAAAGATGGTAATACTGTTATGCATATCGCTTGTATTAAAGGACATAGTTTTTTAATTAATGAGTTGTATAAACTGGGTATGGATATAAATCTATTAAATAATAAAGATGAAAATATTTTACATTCTGCTGTAAAATGTGGAAATCTTGATATAGTAAAACAAGTCTATAGTCTAATAAATGCCCCGTGTTGTTTAAGTAAAACTGATAATTTAGGAAGAAAGGTATTACATACCGCTGTTATATCAAAAAATAGGGATTTAGATATAATAAAATTTCTTGTTAATGAAGGTAGTGATATTATAAATGTTGATACCTCCGGTAATTCTATTATGAATAATTTAAATAGACTTGAAAAAAGTTCACTAAATATCCAGATTAAAACTTTCTTAAAAAAATCTGTATATGATATCTATCAAGACCAACTAAATATTACAGTAGAAGATGAAGCAACAGATGAAGGTGTATGCAAAAATAAACCTTTATTCTATAGTTATGACCAAATAATACAAAATAATCCAGAATATGCACCATTTATAGTTGATAACGGTGATACAACCGTAATTAATGAATATAAGGTCTCATACCCAAATAGCAATACCGAAGATAAACTAGATACTTCGGATTTATTACCCAAGAAAAAATTACCAATTAAAATAAGAAGTCTATTTAATTATGTAGAACCATTTGAAAATAATACTACTAATAATAAACATAAAGATACACCTTTATATAAAGAACTATTAGCGATAGGTTTGTTATTTATTATTTTATTTATTTTTTATTATGAATAATTATAAAAATTGATTTAAAACAGAGCGTATAAATTTAATAAATGTCTAAAATGAATCAAGATGATGTTTGGTGCGTTATCAAGTCCATGCTTGACTCGGACAAAAAAAAATATCTTATCAAACATCATATTGATTCATTTAACGATTTTATCGAAAACAAAATACCTTGTATAATCAAAAATTCTAATCCACTATCTATTTATCATGATTATAATACTGAACTGAATAATTATAAATATGAAATTGTTGTAAACTTTGTAAACACCTATTATACAAAACCACAAATTAGCGAAAATGATGGTAGTATAAAAAAAATGTTTCCACAAGATGCACGAAACAGGAATCTTAATTACACCTCAACACTCTATGTAGATATTGAAGTTATTGTATGGGAGAACCCAAATAGTGACGATAAGAAACGTGTAAGCTATAAGGAAATTAAGGGAATTAATATTGCCGATATTCCAATTATGGTAAAATCTAAATACTGTATGCTTAATGATTTCCCTTCTGATGAAGAATGTAAAATGGATTTAGGTGGTTATTTCATTGTTAATGGTAATGAAAAGGTTATTGTTTGTCAAGAAAAGATTGCAGAAAATAAACTATTCGTATTTAAAACTTCCAAAACGAATTCTAAATATTCTCATGTATCGGAAATCAAATCTTGTTGTTCTGATGGTTCTAATAATACAAAGAATGTTAGTATCAAACTCTTAAGTAAAGAAAACAATTTTGGTTATACTCTTAAAATCACGATTCCTCACGTGAAAATAGATGTACCAGTCTTTATACTATTCAAGGCATTAGGTATTACAAATGATAAAGAAATTATTAAATATATTATCTATGATATTGATGATCCTAAAAAAAAGGAAATTATTAAGTGGATTATTCCTTCTATTGAAGAATCGTCCGTTCTTTATACACAGGATGAAGCTATTAACTACCTTCTAAAATATTCGATGATTCTAGGTCAACCTAAAGATATCAGACTTTCTGAAGAAAGACGGATTGAATTGTTTAAAGGTATGATTGAACGTGATGTACTATCTCACGTTGGTAAGAATTTCAAGAAGAAAGCATTCTATCTAGGATATATGATTTATAAACTAGCACTATGTGTATTGTATAATCACCCATATGACGATAGAGATAGTTACTGTAACAAACGCGTCTCTACAACTGGAGAAGAACTAAGAGTTCTATTCAAACAATATCATAGCAAATTTACGAAAGAATCGAGGAATACTTTGATGAAAGAACTAAATAGTAATCCTTGGAAGAATAACCATTCTATTGAAAATATTATCAATCCGACAAATGTCAATAAAATTTTCAAATCTACAACGATTACTGCTGGATTGAAACATGGATTGGCTACCGGTAACTGGGGTAAATATAATTCATCCAAGGTAGGTATTTCACAAGTCCTAAGTCGACTAACATATAATAGCACTCTTTCACATCTAAGACGTGTAAACACGCCAACCGAAAAAACTGGAAAATTATTGCCCCCTAGGAAATTGCATAACACACAATTTGGAGTAATCTGTGCCCCAGAAACTCCAGAAGGAGGTTCTATTGGTCTTGTAAAAAATCTTGCTGTTTCAACTTATGTTACAAAATATTCTAGTGTTTCACCTATTATTAAACTATTGGAAGGTCGAATTCATCAAATTTATGATAAAGAAAAGGATACATTCTTAGATTTTAGTGATATTAAAAATAAAACTAAGGTGTTTGTTAATGGAGACTGGCTCGGTATCTCTGACAATTCCTACGATTTGTTCAAATATCTAAAATCTCAGAAAAGATTGGGTGTTATTAATATCTACACTTCTATTGTATTTAACTATGAATTGAATGAAATACACGTTCTAACAGATTCTGGTAGATGTATGCGACCACTCTTTGTCGTAAAGAAAAATAAAGTTACTATCACCAAATCTGATATTTCTAAAATTAAATCTGGACAATTTGGATGGAATAATCTACTTGTTAAAACTCTTAATGAAAACGAAATGTTCTCAGAAAGAGAATCTATAACAAAAACCACAGAGGAAGGTGTAATAGAATATGTAGATGTAGAAGAATGTTTCCATTCATATATCTCTATGAGTCTGAATATGGACAAGAAAGGCAAGAATCAATACCAATACTGTGAAATTCATCCTTCTCTTATTCTTGGTGTTCTGTCTTCGTGTATTCCTCTACTTAATCATAATCAGTCTCCTAGAAATACCTATCAATCTGCTATGGGTAAACAGGCTATGGGTATACACTGTACTAATCTAAAATATCGTATGGATACAATGTCACATCTGTTACACTATTCAAATAAACCTATCGTGAATACACGTATTTCACAGTATCTCCCATCTAATAATCTTCCAAATGGTATGAATGTGATTGTTGCGATCGCATCCTATACTGGATATAACCAGGAAGATTCCATCCTTATTAATAGACAAGCAGTTGAAAGAGGATTGTTTAATTCAACATTCTATAGAACATACAGAGAAGAAGAAAAGAAAATTCATACTTCTGGTCATGATGATAAATTTATTAAACCAGATAGTAATATTACTAAGGGTATGAAACATGGTTCTTACGCTAAACTTAATAATAATGGACTTGTTGATGTAAATACCTATGTGGATTCTAATGATGTTATTATTGGGAAAGTGTGTCCTATTAAAAACAAAGATAAAAGACAGAAAAATATGTATAAAGACAGTAGTGTAATGCTAAGACAAAACGAAGAAGGATGGATTGATAATGTAAATGTAAATGTTAATGGAGAAGGCAATAAATGCTGTAAGGTAAAGGTCCGCTCTGTTAGAAATCCAACTATCGGTGATAAGTTGTCTTCAAGACACGGTCAGAAGGGAACGATTGGTATGATTGTTAACCAGGAAGACATGCCCTTCTCTAAAGATGGTATTACCCCTGATATTATTATTAATCCCCATGCTATTCCCAGTCGTATGACTATTGCACAGCTTGTTGAATGTATTCTTGGAAAATTAACTTGTAAAATAGGTGGTTATGGTGATGGAACACCTTTTAATGACCTAGATATTAAGGATATTGAAAAAAATCTGATGAAAAATGGTATCGAGAAATCTGGTAATGAAATTCTTACTTCTGGAATTACCGGACAACAGATGGACGCTTCAATCTTTATGGGTCCAACCTATTACCAACGTCTTAAGCATATGGTGGAAGATAAAGTCCATTCCAGGGCAAAGGGACCACGCGTTCTACTAACAAGACAGCCGCCTGAAGGTAGGTCTCGTGATGGTGGTCTACGATTTGGTGAGATGGAACGTGATTGTATGATTGCGCACGGAACTATGCAGTTCCTTAAAGAAAGGACGATGGATGTTTCTGATAACTATAAAACATTTATCTGTAATAAATGTAATCTAATTGCACCAGTAAATTATGGTGATAATATTTCTAAATGTGTAAAATGTCAAAATTATATAGATTTCTCTGAAATCAGAGTCCCCTATGCTTGTAAACTAATGTTCCAGGAACTTGAAAGTATGGCCTTATATCCAAGAATTAATGTAGAATAAGTATATATTGTATAGTTAGGATATTATACATTTATTATTTTTTATAAAGTTTACGTATAGGCAAGTCCGCACTGACCACCTATAATTCGTAAAATATTATAATTTATCGCATATATATTATCAGTATTTTGTAGATTAGAACTGACTACTAATTTTGCTGTATCTATTTTTGAAAAATTACATGTCCCTGATGGCTGGTATTCTTCTGGGTTTAGAGAAAATGAAAAACAATTTATTTTTTTTGTCATTCTCGAAGTATATGCGGCGGATCTTAAAATTAAATTCATCGTATTTATTGCTATTCTTGAATTAGCACCTCCATTTATAGTTTCAGAAAGTAGTGGTTTATTAAATTGTAAAGCTATATGGGTTCCAGCAGTTGCGTCTTCTCCTACAAAATGTCCGCTATCTGCCACTGCACCACCCGCTACAGAACTACCAAAGGATGTTTGTACTAGTGTTACAGTTGTTAATATAGTTGAAAATTCTGTATCACTTCCTGAAACTGAATTTTCTCCTGAAACATTTATTTCTACCAAATCACCTACCTGTATAAGGTCTTCTGTGTTCATTTCTGTAAACATAAAAAAATAGGTTACTCTCTGTGTATCCTGTGTATCTACCACAGGCACGAATACAGTTGTATTATCTATATTTGTTATTTCATTAGCAGTTAGAATTGTGAACTGTGCTTCAGTTATGAATGTAGTATTCCCGGCAGCGGCGGTTTCATCTATATCTGTTATAGCGTAACCATTAGGGAATACATTATCTGCGGCAAAAGAACTTGTTACTAAGGGTAACTCAATATTTATACCATTTTTTTTTGTGATTCTACTATTAAATTATTATTTGGTATAGTTGTATGATATTGATATGGTTGTCTTAACTGAAAATATTCTTCTTCTTGTAATGCAAACAAGTCATGATTATTAAGAACAATTTTAGCGGAATTATAGACATTTGTCATATTACTTGTCCATATGATTTCTTTAACCGGGTGGTTAAAATTTAGTAGAATAGGGGATTGGTTATTATTCGTAAGTGGTTGTTTCTGTACCTGTTCTATAAGATATTCGTGTGAAATCTTTGCGAATCTTTTACGTTCATCTGTATCCAGATAAATATAATCTACAGTAACCCCTAGATTTGCTTCTACACCGACCTCTGAAGTTATACCCCATGTAAAATTAAGGTTAATATCACTATGTTGTAACGAAATAATAGGAAGTGCAAGCCCTGGATTACGACAGAACCAAAAATGTAAAGGTATCTGAACATTCGGTATAATGTTCATAGAATCTCCTATCATTGTTTTAAGTCCAAATGTTTTTGAATAGGGTGTAGTTAATTCGTTAAAAATATCCATCCATTCTTGTGTATGTGTATCTATAACACTTTTTCCTATTTTTAGTTCTACACTATTAATAATTTTAGAACCACACATAATATTGGGTGTATCGGATGTTACATATATTTTATGTATAAGGTCGCCTAATTTAGTAATATTTACATTACCATATGTATTATTTGTATTGATGGTAGAACTACCATTAATAGTTTGTTCTACTGTTTCTATTGAATAGTTAGTGTATCTACGATATACAACTTTAAAAAAGGTCATTTGTGGATTTCCGGTAAGAAATTAATCTTGTTCACCATAAGAAACCAACTGTATTAATGCCCCCATTATATTTATTATATAAATATAAATTATTTTTAATATTAATATTAAAAATAAATGAATTAAATCTAAAAGAAAAAAGGAAAAAACTAAATAAATATTTAGTTGGAGTAAGCAAGACCACCCATACCACTCATAATACGGAGAACATTGTAGTTCACAGCGTAAATACGGTCATTCTCAGCGGCGCTAAGAGCGGAAGTGGTTTCAAGAGTAGCGGTATCAATGCGGGAGAAGTTGCAGGTGCCAGAAGGCTGGTGCTCCTCAGGCTTAAGTGCGAAAGAATAGCAGTTAATCTTCTTAGTCATTTGCGACGTTAGTGCCTCACCTGCATCTGCGGTACCTTTAAGAATCTCAATACGTGAGATACCCATAGCGGTTTCACCCGCATCTGTGTCATCAGTAATTAGTGGTTTAGATAATTTAAATGCAGACATTTTGTCAGTATCTCCCTGGATTTTGCCTAACACGTCGTTGTTGTCGACGTCGGTGTCCAGCAGTACATCGGTTACTGTTGCAACAACAGTTCCATTACCATGGTCGCCACTGGTTACTACTCTCACTAAATCTCCAACAGAAATTGTCACATTAGCATCAAGTTGGGCGTGCCGGAATATATAAGTTAACTGGGACGTGTCTGTGCGCGTCGTGTCCGTAATATTGCCAAATGTACTGTCGGCCGCGATTTCCCCAACGAGTGTTTGGACAGCGACCACATTAGCGGCCGGCTCAATCTCTCCGCCGCCGTTGGTGGAGAGCATTGTGCCCATTGCGGTACCAAGAGCAGCTGTCGTCGACGAGCGAACAGAAGCGGCAGCAGCAACAGAAAGGTTCTGGTTAGGAATGGCGGTGTGGTAGTCAAATGGCTGACGGAGCTGGAAGTATTCTTCCGACTGGAGGGCAAAGCGATCATGTCCATTAAGAACAAGTTTAGCGCCACCGTAAGCAGCAGCACTGGCCCAGATAAGCTCTTTCACTGGGTGGTTAAAGTTAAGTCGGTTGGTCTGTGAACTACGGGCAGTGTGCACCTGAACCTGTTCAATGAGGTATTCGTGCGAAACCTGGGCGAAACGGCGGCGTTCATCAGTGTCAAGGTAGATGTAGTCAGCCCAAACATTAACGCTCGCAAGAGCACCAACATCAGCAAACGTTCCCCAAGTAAGCTTAATCTTAACTTCGTGGTACTGAAGAGCAATAAGAGGGAGGGCAAGACCAGGGTTACGGCAGAACCAAAACTGGAGAGGCACCTGAACCATACCACTATCAGTCACAGCAGTACTAGTTCTACCAACATCACCAACCATATTCTTCAAACCAGTAGCCTTGGAACGGGGAGTAGTAAGTTCGTTAACAATATTCATCCACTCTTGCGACTGGCGGTCAATCATCTGACCACCGATTTCAAGCTCGGCCTGATTGACCATCTCCGAACCACTGGTAATACCCTCAGTGTTCGAAGTGACATAAACCTTGTGGACAAGATCACCATTTCTGGAGATAGTCACGGTACCAGAGCTATTGCTAGACGTCGAGATAGCATTAGAACCATTAATAGTCTGCTGAATAGTCTCCATCGAGAAGTTAGTGTGTCTGCGGTAGACAACCTTGAAAAAAGTAATTTGCGGGTTACCTGTAAGGTAAACGTCCTGTGCGCCATAAGCTACGAGTTGCATTAATCCTCCACCCATTTTTGTATACTATATACTAAGAAAATAATTCTAGAGAATTAATTTAATTAAAACAAAATAATAAATATAATCTTATATATATTTTACAAATATTACCAACACCACAAGTAAATATGATTCGTTAATCTTTTGTCATTATCGATTATATATTTATCTACACGATTCGTTATATCTAATTTTACTTTATCTACATATTCAGATATTAGATCAAAATTATATTGGTCCATAGTTAAATTAGTTATAATAAATATTTGTTTTATACTTAAATGTTATTAAATATTCATAAAAAAATAAAAAGTAAATTAATTTAAGCAGCACGTTTCAAAAATTTGACCCGTAACTAAATATGGGTCACACGAAGAAGAAGGTCGTCTGTCTTCAATATAACCATACTGATTTTTAAAGGTTTCATTAGGTATTCTTATAGATACGTTCCTATTACCAACGCCATATGTAAATGTATTCATATCAGATGTTTCGTGTTTTCCAGTTAGTCTTTCACTATTATCATTTCCATATATTTCTATATGTTTCTTGTGATTTAATTTTAATTTTTCTATATATTCTAAAATGATTTCATAGTTATTGTGTTTCATAGTTTCTGTTGTGCTAAAATTAACATGACACCCACTACCATTCCAATCACCCTTTACTGGTTTTGAACCAAATTCTATTAATACTTTATGATTTTCACCTAATCTATTTAGAACATATCTAGTTAACATTAAATAATCTGCTGCTAAAATACCATCGGCACAAACCTGCAACTCCATCTGGCCTGGACAAACTTCCATATTATATCCAGTTAGTGGAACACCCATTTCTAATAATATTTCTAAAGCTTCATCTAAAAAATTCCTTTTAAAACATCTATCATAACCAACAGAGCAATAATATTTACCTTGTTCTTCTGGAAGACCTACTTCTGGAAATCCAATAGGTTTGTTTGTTTCTGGATTAATAAGGAAGAACTCCTGTTCTATACCAAATTTTGGTTTTAATTCTAGATTTTTGTTAAAAATATTTAGTGCATCTCTTCGTGTATCTATAGGGTCTCCATTATTTGTTATTGTTTCACATAGAACAAATGAGGCATTTGTTTCCCCAAAAAAAGGATTTTTTGTAAGTAAAATAGGTTTTAAAATTATTTCAGAATCTTTGCTTTCTGATTGATATGTGCTTGAACCATCATAATTCCATAATGGGACATCATCTATACTTTTAATTAGTTTATCGGTAACCTTTACTTTAGATCTGAAATTTCCGATACCGTCTAACCATATATATTCAATAATCATTAGATTTGTAATAAAATAATACTTAAGTTAAATTTATTAATAATTAAAAAAAATTGATTAAAAATATATTTACAATATTTATTACAAAATGAAGGCTATTAGTTTGTTTTCAGGAATGGGTGGGGATTCGCTTGGTATAAGGAATGCTGGTTTAAATTTAGTAGCTTACTCTGAATGGATAAAAGAATTTCAGAACACACACGACCTAAATTTTAAAGATTGTGAATTGCTTGGAGATGGGAACATTATTAAAACCGAGGATGAAGCCTTTTTAAAATACAAAGGTGAAGTAGATTTAATCTTTGCTGGATTTCCCTGTCAAGGGTTTAGTAATGGTGGGAAAAAACTTCCAGATGATCCAAGGAATACCCTATTTAGAGAATTCCATCGTGCAGCTAAACTAATCGAACCAAAATATATTATTGGAGAAAATGTAAAAGGATTGCTAACTAAATCTATTATTACAACTGAAACAATAGATGATTTTTACAATAGTTTTGATACTGACTTTTCTATAGAATCAGAGTTCCCACTTTTATACAACTATAATAATACAACAACTACAGACGAAGAAATTATGCCTGATATAAAGGAATTTATATCTATTATGGATGATAAAACATATGATATTAATAGGTTGATGTCTTTGTGGGGAAAGTTTAAAACCAGACAAAATAAAGAAAATACTAAATATAAAAAAACAGTAAACAATATTAAAAAACTTTCTTCAAAAACAAAACTGAAAGCTACTAAAAGCAAAATTCATATTATCTATGATATTATTATTAGTATATTTAATAAAATACTAATTGGATATATTGATGTTATTAAAAAGGAATTCAGTAATATTGGATATAATGTGTACTGTAAAGTAATGAAATGTAGTCTTCAAGGTATTCCACAAAATAGAGAAAGACTTATCATTGTTGGTATTAAAAAATCTATAAAGAAGAAGTATGAGTTTCCACCAGAAAAAGAAAATAATACCAATCTAAAGGGTATTATCGAATTCACAATGGAAGGAAGTATAAAAATGGAAAAGGAAGATTTCGATTTTGATACTATACCTAAAGAGTGTATAATAACAGATATGACCAATGACGAAACTGAACAAGTTCCACATCCTAATCTTAAACTTTTAGCAAAAGCAAAGGATTTCGTATATAAAACAAAAAAGGAGAAAGAAGAAGAAGAAAACACAAAAAAAAACTGTAAAGGTGTTACATTCGACAGGCGTATTCACTTTGGTAAAAGAGTATCAGTTGGTGGAGAAATAATAGATATAAGAAAACCGATTAATACAATTATTTGTTCATATTCTCGCTGTCCTAGATTCTTTATTCCACTTAGAAACAAAAATGGATATTATCTTAGGTGTCTAACTCCTACAGAATTGAAACAAATTCAGGGGTTTCCAAAAGATTACCAAATTAGTGGTGATAAAAATAAACAAATAGTTCAAATAGGTAATGCTGTGCCACCGCCTCTAATTACTCAGGTTATTAAGTCTATTATCTAATATCCATTCTGATATTTGTGTATCCTGTTCCCTTGCCAAATCTAAGAATAGTTTCGAATGTATTCAAAACGCCGGTCTCATCTTTAGTTGTGAATATAAATTGAGCATCTAATGTTCCTATTTTTTTTTCGACATTAATAATTTTAGGGGAGCCAATATGGTTAAACCATTTAAACTTTAGATTCGGAGCCATTCCAATCGTCTGCAACCAACAATCCTTTTGAATCATCAAACTATCCAGTTTGAGTTGTACTTCATTTATTAGTGTGATTTTATCTTCTTCAGAAAACTCTAGAAGTGACACAACATCCTTTCTGTAATCGTATGGAGATTTCTTTTTTCCATTCATGCTACTTTTTGTCCCATATTTTTTCCTATATTTTTTCTTTAGTTCTTTTCCATAGTCTGTTTTTGGATCACCAGCCCTAAAGGCATCTTTTTCCCAAATTTCATACTCTGGAATTTCTGAAGTCATATTAAGGTCTTCCCTAATGCTATTGTTACAAACTACTTTGTCATACCATAATCTAGAAAATACTTTACACATTGTTATTTGGTTTCCTGGTATATTTGCACGCTGAATGGATTGTTCCCAAGGAGAACCACTATCTTTACTAAGTTTAGTAGATTTGCTATTCCCCTTTTCTTCGCAGCTCATTGTAGTCCCGTCATCCATAGTAAATCGCATATCATAATGGTCCTTGTTATTCCCAAGATGTTCCACATTTGTGATACGTTTTCCGAATTGGGTGTAAAAAGTTTCCTTTAGTTCCTTTCCGAATTCGGTGTTATTATTAAAACTATCCGTAATAAACTGGACCCGCTCATGTTCGATGTCCTTTGGTGATTTTGTTTTTGTATTTTCTTTTACCCATGTAATAAGGGCTTCTTTGAAATTTGTTTTGTTTTTATTTTGGGTGATCCAGGTAATGAATTGAATGTTTTGTTTCTTGGAAAAGAATTTAGAAGCCTCCATTGTAATATGTGTGTATTGTTTAATCTTAATATCAATTTTATTGTTATTTCTTTTTTGTATGTTGCGTTGTTTGTTTTGTTACTTGGTTATTGTTTGTTGCTTAGTTACTTGTTATTTATAGTAACAATAAATATACATATATCAATTTTTTTGTATACATACAAATTAATGTTTTGTAGAAAAATATTAAACAATCAAAGTAATTTACTTAAATAGATTTATTATAATAGTTTCTAGATTAAAGTAATGTTACTGATTATATTGTTAAATTTATTTAGATTTGGTTATTCATCTGAAATTCAAGTAAAAAAATTAGTTTTTGAAAATTATACAAGGGATATATTACCGAATACTACGGTTAATATAAAATTAGGAATTGCTATTCGTTCGCTAAATAATATTAATCAGGTAGATGGGACTATAACATCAAATATATGGCTTAGGCATTGGTGGAATGATAAAAATATAAAATGGAATAAATCTATATGGAATGTTTCTAAAATTACTGCATACACTGAACCAGAACTAGAAAGATCTATATGGACGCCTGATATATTTATTTATAACACCGCCGAAAAACCTATGGATGAATTACTAAAAACGAATGCTATAATTTATAGTAATGGTGATATAATCTGGTCTAGACCTGGTATGATAAAAACCAGTTGTGTTTTCGATTTGGAAAATTTCCCATTTGACACTCAAATTTGTTCTTATAAGTTTGGAAGTTGGAGTTATGATACATCACAAATAAATTTATCAAATGCTGATTTCCCTATAGATTTAACTAATTATCAGTCAAATCAAGAATGGACTATAGTAAAAACGGAACATTATATAGAAGAAAAAGTTTATGAATGTTGTGTTGAAACCTTTCAGTCTTCATTTTATAAAATTACATTAAAACGAAAATATGGATATTATGTTTTAAATATAATTCTTCCAACATTTGCTACTTCAACTCTTATGATTATATGTCTACTTATACCGTGGGATTCTGGAGAACGTATATCATATGCTGTTACGGTAATGCTTTCTATAATAGTTTTCCTTCTGATACTATCAGAAAATCTACCGAAAACTGATACTAAACCACTATTATCTAAAATGTTAATAGGATTAGTATTTTTCGCATTATTTATCGTTTATTCAACTGTATTTATAGGGGTTATGCATGATTATACTAACAAAAATAGCAAAATAGCTAAATATATTATTTCACTTTTAGATAAATACAATCTATCATGTAAAATAAAAAGAAAAGGAAACAATGAAGCTGATTCTATAGATTCTATAGAATCTAATCAGTCTGAAGAAGAATTACATAAAAAGGATTGTGATAATTTAGCTATTATAGTAGAACGAATTTGTACTTCCTTTTTCTTTATTATTTTTGTCATTTATTGTGCTATAATATTTTCATTAAGACCCTAAAGATTTACGAATCTTGTTTTTGTATTGAAATAGTGTATTGTAAGATTCCTTTGTAGTATACTTTTTCTAAGGTCAGTCGGATACCTTGTCATTTTTACTGTTTGTTCAAGCATTTTCAAAGCAACTATTTCCTTCCGTATCTTATAAACCTTCGTTCCGCCAATAATATATTTGATTTGGTATGGGTACTTGTTCCTAGAGGGTTCCATCTTGCGTCATTAATATTTTAACAAGGTTTTTTTTTAATTCAATTTTTTTTATGTAAAATATAGTTTATTTTTTATTAATTTTACCTAAAATACTATTTAATTTTAGTTTCTCTTTGTTTAATCTAAATTCTTCTTCGCGTAATCTTTTTAGTGTTTCCATATTTTTTTCAAAAACAGATTCCTTTAGTGTAACATCCTTTACATTTATTTTCTTCTCTTTCTCAAGTAACATCTTTAATTTTTTGTTAATATTATTTACTCTATCTGTTATACTAAATACAATCGTTTTACTTCTATTACTTAGAATATTTTTAAATTTCTCAAACCGATCTATTTCAGACGATACTAATTTATATTCTAAAGCCAGATCTTTATCATTATAGTAAGTATTTCTACAAACACCCTTTTTTATATTACCATACCATTTACACGGTTTACTACATCCATAAAAGGATTTATCCATACATGTTTTCTCCAATCTAATTGCACTTGGTACACACATACCATTACCCAAATTTGATTCCCATCTACATGGAGCACTACAACTATTCTTATCGTTAGTTAAACAATCTATAGTCTGTGTATTATTAGAAATCAATCTCAATTGTTTATCCTTTTTACACTTATTATTATTATTATTATTATTATTATTATTATTATTATTATTATTATTATTATTATTATTATTATTATTATTATTATTGTTATTGTTATTGTTATTGTTATTGTTATTGTTATTGTTATTGTTATTGTTATTGTTATTGTTATTGTTATTGTTATTGTTATTGTTATTGTTATTGTTATTATTATTATTGTTATTGTTATTGTTATTATTGTTGTTATTATTGTTATTGTTGTTGTTGTTGTTGTTAAAATGATTTTCGTCATAATAGCTTACCTGCAAGTATAAATCTAGTTCTTTTTGTTCGTCCTTTGTAAGTTTTCTTCTAAGAACATTTAATAGTTTTTTTCTAAATGAGTTGGGTGTTTTTTTCTTAGAAGCTTTATTTAATTTACTTACTAATCCCTTTCTTTTACTAGACTTAATTTTTTTAGATGTAAGTATAAGTCGTTCCACCATTTTCCGTTGTTTGTCTGAGAATTGTGGAATAAATTTTTTGACTCTACGTTCCTTTTCTCTTTCCCTTTCCTTTTTTTCTAATGATTTAAACTGTAAATTCTTAAGTTTTTGGGTAGTTTTTTTAAGAATTTTATTTGTTTTTACTTTATTTTTAAATGTTTTATTAAAACGAGCATTTATACTTTTGGAATAGCTATTAATCGATGTAGGGGGTTTTAACGGTTTAAATGACTGCCCGAAAGAAGATTGCTGAGGTCTAAACCTATTCTGATAATTATATAATCCTTGATACATATACTATAAAGTTATAAAAAAATATATACTATCCTATATTTATAACTATTTATTTATATATGATAGAGGACTTCTTAATGTAAATAATTTCGTCTAACTTTTTTTGTGAGGTCGTGTCCTTTTTAATTGTATCTATATTGTTATGGATTACATTATTGATAAAATGATAAGAATCATATATTTGTCTTGTGGTGTTTGCACCGGTGATAATAATACTTCCACTTTGGAACGCAGACACAGTAACTTTCTTACATTCCATTTCACCGCATCCACTACCTTTTCCTAAACAATAACCATCACAATAACATGCTCCCCTGTGTTTATATTTAATCTCTAACTTAATATTATTTTCTTTAATATTGTTATCGATTCTATTGATAATAGCGGCAATATCTGTATTCTCAAACAAACTAGAGGTTTTTACATCAACCGAAAGATACTCATGATCTGTATTCAAAGCAATATCATTATGACCTACGTCAAGTTTTATTATATTCGATATCATTTTAGCTATATCCATTTTATACTGTACACAATTAAGGTCATTAAATAGTTTCTCTTGAATATCGGCACTTAACATATTAAAATTTATTGATAGATAATTAAATCTAAAACTATATCCAGTTGCGAACGTGATTTTATCCATATACTTACTGTTCCAATAATATTTACTATTTACACCAGGATAGATACATGGTTCATATGAAGAATAAATACCATGTTCATTAACGAGAATTTGGTGTAGTTCAGAACGCTTTATCTCAAAATCTAATTTAAAATCACTGTTAATAAGAACTATTTTGAAAAACATAATTTCTGGTTCAGGAGCACTAAACACAGATGTATCCTTAGACAAAAGGTATCGGAATAGGATATTAATAGAATTTTGTCCGATTTCTATATCTTTAATACCAGTCATAGAAATAGACCCATTATTAAACAGTTTAATATTGTTAGTAACACCATTACAACAAACTTCTATAGTAATCTGATTAAAGAAAACCTTCTTGTTTTTCTTTTTTTTCTCAGAAATATGTTTTTGCGATGTACCTTTGTTTGGTTGATTACCGTATTCTATATATTTAAAATGGTCATTTATTTCAAGTGATTCATAGACCTTCCCTATGTCTACAAGACAATTAATTTTACTTGTAGCTGTAATTGTAGATATTCTGAGGTTAGGTGGCAATTCCATCCCCTCCATTGTTATTATATTTATTATCATCTTTAAATGATATTTCAATTTTATTTAAAAAGGATATTTTTATTACATATAACCTTATGAATTCTTATGATATATTAGGAGTAAAAGAGGATGATAGTATAGAACATATTACTAAAAGATATAAAGAACTCGCAAAAAAATTCCATCCTGATAGAAATCCTTTAAATGCGGAAGAATCAACCGAAAAATTTAAGGAGATAAATGTTGCATTTATTTATATTAAAAAAAATCATAATAAATTTAGTAGATTTAATAATAATGATAATAACGATGATTTTAGGGAATTTACAGAATCATTTATAAATAAAGGAGAGTTTTTAAATAATATTTTTAAAAAGGCTAAAAATATTGATATTAATGAATTGTTTGACACAATGTATTCAAATATTAAAAAAATTAGATTCTATTATGATAATATATTTAGTGAAGTTGTAACAGACAATATTAATATTAATGTAAATGTTGAGTTGGAAGATATTTATAATAGTGAAGAAAAACTTATAAATTTGGTTAGGAAAAGGAAATGTCTTAAATGTTTCTCTAATAAAGGAACATTTTGTAATATTTGTAATAATAAAATTTATTTCGATCAGGAAAAATGTTTTGTATTTAATTGTAGTGAAAAAATTGTAGCATTCTCTGGTGAATCTAATGAAGTAAAACACAAAAGACCCGGTGATATTATTGTACGTATTATTTCAAAACCACATAAATACTTCCATATATTTGATAATTACGATATTTTGTATTATATTGTTAGTGATGATAAAAATGATATCAAGCATGAATTTGAGTTTCTGGATAAAAATAAATATACATTTGAATGCAACTATCCATTTAATGAGTCATATACAATTGAACATAAAGGATTATATATACCATACTCAGAGAAAAGAGGTAATCTTATTATAAAAATTATTCAAACCAAGACAGAAAATAATAGTAATTTTAAATTATATTTAAATACTACAAATAAACTATAACTAATGAGTTGGTTAGTAATCGGTTCTTGTGCCAGAGAACTTGCTATTATAAAAAAACTAAAAAAGGATGACCCTAAAGTAAAACTGTATTGTGTTGGGAATAATAAAAACCCAGAAATTTTATCTATCGTGGAAAAATTTTCGGTTATTTCCAATCTCGATAATTTACTAAAATTTTGTAAATTATATAAGATAAAATATACTGTAATTGGTCCAGAAAAATACTTGGCTATTGGAATTGTTGATTTACTCGAATCTCATAATATTAAATGTATTGGACCTAGTCAAAAATTAGCTAGAATAGAAACAAATAAATTTTATGCAAGGCAACTTATTGAGAAAAATGGTTCATCTCCGTATAATCCCATTTACAAACATTTTACATCACTTAATACCCATGAACAGATAAAAGATTACTATAAATTTTGTGAAAAACTAGATTTTAAGTATGTTATTAAATCTACTAAATTGTGTTCTGGTAAGGGAGTTAAAGTATCAGGTGTTCATTTCAAAAATGATCTTGAAGGATTTATGTATACTCTTGATTTACTAAATAATAACCACACTGTTCTTATTGAAGAAAAACTTGAAGGAGATGAATTTACATTAATGAGTTACAGTGATGGTACCTATTTTTCTCATATGCCTGTAATAACAGATTTTAAACAACTAGAAAAGGAAAATAGTCCAAATACAGGTAGTATGGGATGTATTTCTTATTCTAATCATCGTGCTCCATTTTTAACAGAATCCGACATTGTGGCCGCTAGGGAAATTAATTGTAAAACAGTCGAATATTTGACCAAAGATAATAAAGAACTCTACAAAGGTATTATTTATGGTAGTTATATAAAGTGTTATAGTGGAGAAATAAAAATAATTGAATTTAATTCTAGATATGGTGACCCAGAATGTATTAATGCACTAGAATTGCTTGAAACTAGTTTATATGATATCTATAAAGGTATTATATATAATAGATTAGTTTATATTACACCTATTTATTCTAATTTGAATATGGTTTCTAAATATCTTGTTCCCAATTTTTATCCAGAAAAGAATGAGAGTATTTATGAAATTGAACCCAATTGGTACAACGCAAATAAATCTAATATTATTCTGTCTTCTGTAAATAAATACGAAAATCTAATTATTTCAACTTCATCAAGAACCCTTGTGTTTTTTGAAAAGGGTAATGATTTAAATCTTATATCTAAAAAAATTAATTCTAAACTAGAACTCACTAATTTTAAATTTAGGAATGATATTGGTCTTGAAGCGGAAGAGGATAATTCATATCTTGGTAGTGGTGTAGATATAGACAAAGCACAAAATATAGTTGAATCTATGTCACCATTTATTAAGAAAACCTTTAATAATAACTGTTTCCATAGTATTGGTGATTATAGTGGTATTATTGGTATACCTAAACAGTATAAAGAACCCGTGTTTATTTCTAGTATTGATGGTGTAGGTAGCAAACCTTCTTTCCTGTCTAAATTGACGAAAGATGTTTATAAAATTGCTGGCGAAGATATTGTTGCACATAGTATTAATGATATTCTTGTAAAGGGAGCTGATCCATTCTATTTTCTAGATTATATTGCTTGTGAAAAATTAGATAAAACACACATCCTAGATGTTATCGAAGGTATGTCCCGCACTTGTACCAGATACAGATGTCCATTGGTTGGTGGAGAAACAGCAGAAATGCCTAATATATACAATAAAAATGAAATAGATATTGCAGGGTGTATAACGGGTATAGCTGAAAGGGAAGATATTATTGATGGTAAAAAAAATATTAAAGTAGACGATCATGTTATCGGGTTGTATTCATACGGATTACATACAAATGGGTTTTCGTTGCTTAGAAAAATATTCAAAGATGTAGAATTGAATAAATCTTTTGTAGACTGGGTAAAACAACCACACAGATGCTATTATGATGAGATAAAACTATTAGATGATATTACTATTAATGGACTTGTTCATATTACTGGCGGTGGTCTTATTGATAATCCACCTAGGGTTTTGTCAGACGATAAGTGTATGAACATTTATAAGGAAAATCTTATTACACAGCATTTTAGTTATATTCAAACTCAGGGAAATATTTCAGATGAAGAGATGTACCGAACACTAAATTGTGGTATTGGGTTTATGATTGTTTTGGATGATGAAAATTACAAAAAGGCAAAATATATATTCCATAAAAATAAAATCGAATACTGTAGGGCTGGTTATATTAGTAAAAGAACAGGAGAAACTGTAAATTTTATATAACTTTATATTAATGATTGAAGGATATGTTAAAAGTATCTTATTGGTAGTATTATCACTGAGTGGAAATTTTTTTGCTGAGATACTTGGATGCAACACACAACAACTTTTATCAAGTAGTATGTTTTTTAAACATCTATTACAGTTAATATCTATTTATATTTCTATGGATATTTATGATTCTAAAATAAAACACCCTATTACTAAACTAAAAAATACATTACTACTTTATTCTATCTTTATAATGTTTAACAAAATGAATATATACTTTACAGCGATTGTTTCTCTATTAATACTCACTATTTTCATTATTAATAACTATATAGAATACTATAAAACAATAAGAAAAGATACTAAGACCTTAGAAAAAATAAATAAAATAATATCGAATGTTTCCCTATTTACTATACTAATTGGGTTTATTATTTATTATTTAGATAAAAAAGGAGAATATACTAAAAATTGGGATATTTACAAGTTTTTATTTGGAATACCTAATTGTAAAGGATTAAAAAATTGAATATATATTTAAAATTATGAACTCACACACACATATAAACACACCATGGCTTACTACGAAACACAGAACCCCTCAGTTATCGAAGAGGCCTTTATGTGTCTTGCTGATAGGATGTGGGATATAGAAGAAAAATATTATTCTAAAATCTACAAATTAGATATTGATACTATACATAATACACCCTCTGCTGAACTAAACCAATCTGCATATAAATCACTACGTCTTATAGAACAAGAAATATCATTTAAGCCTTATAAAATGTGGTGTAGTAGTTGTAAATATGTTATTGTTATAGAAGAAATTGCTATAAGAGCGAAACGAGAACTGTGTTATAATTTATCTTTTGTAAAGTGAAGGATAGACCCTTCTGGCTTCCAGTTCTAATAGTTCTTGTGTATGTTTTTGTTCAAGTAGGCGGCGTTCTTCACTATAATTCTCTTGAATACTAAGATTAGGATATTTTTTTTGTATACTATATGGAGTTGGTGTATTTACAACCGGTCCATGATATCTTACTTGTTTCCTTTGTTTAGGAACATAATATACCTGGGGTGGTGGTTGTGTGAAATTTATATTTATAGTATTTTTACCTCCATTATTTTTTTTACTATGTTGTTTACTGATTTCTTTACGACTATTATAGAGACTATCAAGCATATCATAGTCTTCATAATTTTCTGATTCTCTTATTGAACTAGAACTTCTGTGTTTATCGTAGTTTACGCTAGGTGTATGACTATCTTGTCGAACTTGTTTTCCGTAGTTTATAGGTTTAGGATTCGCATAATTTTCAGGGGTTTTACGATACGGCGGTGGAGGATAATTTCCGTTTGCTGACATACTGTTATAATATTTATTATTATAAATTTTTAAATAATCAATTTATTTATTTATAATTAATTAATTACATTTTGTAGAATTATTTTCTAGCTATATATTATATGGGTGGAGGATTAATGCAATTAGTAGCTTACGGCGCACAGGATGTTTATTTAACCGGTAATCCGCAGATCACTTTCTTCAAGGTTGTCTACCGCAGACACACTAACTTCTCTATGGAATGTATAGAACAGACATGGAGTGGTTCTCATCTTGCTAATGGCAGATGTGTGGCCACTATTTCCCGCAATGGTGATTTAGTTCATAAAATGCACCTTCAAATAGACGTTGGTGCCAACGGGGCTGCGAGAGCAATTTCGGATATTATTGTTGATGCTGAAGTTGAAATTGGTGGTCAGTCGATTGACAAACAGAGTGGTGCTTTTATGCAGGCATGGAATGAACTTACACACACTTGCGGGAGGGGGAATGGGGCGGGCAACGGAACTTTATTCCAGAAAATGTCTGGAATCATGAACTTTTCCGGCCAATCTAGATTTGTTCCACTCAATTTCTGGTTCTGTAAAAACGCTGGATTGGCGCTTCCTCTTATCGCCCTCCAGTATCACGAAGTTAAGGTTTCGGTGAATCATACTTTAACTACTGCTTATGGTGCTGGTAATGTTACCGACAACCGCCTATGGGTCGACTATATCTACCTAGATACCGACGAGCGCAGACGTTTCGCGCAGGTTTCGCACGAATACCTTATTGAGCAGGTCCAGGAGCAGACCCTCCAGACAGGGGCTGGTGATCACGTTTTGCGTTTTAACCACCCTGTTAAGGAACTTATATGGTTTGCTACGGGCCTGTTCCTTAACACTGTCACCGCCACACAACCGGTTGTTGAACATAGTGATCTCGCAGACGCGACATACACGTTAAAGCTTAATGGACATAATAGGTTTAGTGCCAGACCCCACACCTATTTCTCGCGTGTGCAGGTATACCAGCACCACAGTGGTGATGGCGGTGATAATAGTATTTTTAAGGTTGCAAACGACAGGCTAGAGCAAGGTTTCCCAGCCGGGGCGGACACCCAAGAACAAATAGGATTAATCTCTGATAGCATTTGTGTGTATTCTTTTGCTCTTAATCCTGAAGAACACCAGCCATCTGGTACATGTAACTTCTCGAGAATAGACACAGCCGTATTAAACACAAGCGCAGTAGTAGTCGATAATATTGATGATGATGTAGTGCGAGGAACCAATGACGGCGTGAACGATGCCACGCCCCTGGTACCGAGAATTGTAGCGATTAACTACAATGTGTTAAGAATAATGAGTGGTATGGGAGGATTGGCGTATTCTAATTAAATGCTATAAATCGCATTTTTATTTAAATATAAAAGAATAATATTAATAATTATCTATGATGACCGATTTAGAAGTTATAGGAAAACAGATAGATGAAACAAGACATCTACTTTTAGATAATACTAATAAATTAATAGAAAGAGATTCTCATTTAGATGATATAGAAAGACAAACTGCAAATCTTGAACTAAATTCATATCTATTCAAAAAAAATTCTAGAAAACTAAAACATAAAATGATTTGTAACAACTATTTATATATTTTCTTCTTTATTGGTGGTATTACTGCTTTAATTTTTATTATATTACTTATTAATAAATAATTTAAAAACAGTTTTAATATTATTTATAGAATGAATAGAACTCAAACATTTATTGAATCTATGTATACATTTATAGAATATTTAAGAATTTTTATTGGAAGTAGTTTTATTTTTATTTTAAGTAAACTTCCTGTTCCACCAGTTATGATTACTCCAAATAAAGTAAGAAAGGTTTCCTTTTCACCGGACAACGATGATGTAAGTGTTATGAGTTATAATATACATAATGGTCGCGACCAACTTTATAGGAATAGTATAGATAAAATTATTGAAGATATAGAAGGAAATAGAAAATCAATTTTGTGTCTGCAAGAAGTTAGCAAAGAGCTGTTCGTACATATAAAGGATTCGCTTGGTTATAAGTATGGTTATCACGAAGATGATAAATGTGTTCTAAGTGACCATGTTTTGCTGGATAATGATATTTATTATTTTAATAATGTAGGGATATATAAAACTACAAGCTTCCTTATTTCTGGAATTAAAATTGGAGAAGAAGAATTGTATATTTTAAACACGCAGCTGTCTTATGATATTGCACTATATAATCAATTATACGAATTAGAAGAATTACAGCAATATATTAGTAAAAAAGATCTTGGTGATAAAAAATTAATTGTTATAGGAGATTTTAATTGCGCGGATATTAATCTAAAAAATTATCAATTAAATATTACAGATATACTAAAGTTAGATAAAATCAAACTTGATAATACATATCCATCGGTTCTTCCTCTTGTTCCCATCGATAAGTGTTTTACAACAAACATTGATGTTAAAAACTCAAATGTTGTAACAACTACAAATAGCACACATTTTCCGATTTGTATTGAATTGTAATAAAAATGTAATTATTTTTTTATTTATTAATTAATTAATTTTAATTTTAAGGGTCATTAGTATAATGGTTAGTATGGTTGCCTTCCAAGCAATCGGTCAGGGTTCGATTCCCTGGTGACTCAAATTATATTACACGATATAGAATTTATTTTCTTGTAATATATTATAAAAATGTTTAATAGTATGATGAAAAAAGTGAAAAAGAGTGTGAAAAAGGGTGTGAATAAAGTGAGGAAGAGTGTTAAACGTGTTAGGTACGGCAACGGCCGTGGTGGTAGCAGTTGTGGTTCCCACACCAAGAAACCCACCACTGGTACTGGTGGTGCCCACTGTGGTATGAACCACAGCAATAAGAAGAATGGTGGTATGAACCACCACAACAAGAAGAAGGTCAATGGTGGTATGAACCACAGCAATAAGAAGAATGGTGGTATGAACCACCACAACAAGAAGAAGGTCAATGGTGGTATGAACCACAACAATAAGAAGAATGGTGGTATGAACCACCACAACAAGAAGAAGGTCAATGGTGGTATGAGCCACAATAAGGGTAAGAGTCACAAGAAGGGTAAGAGTCTTAAGAAGAAAGGTAAGAAGAGTCTCAAGAATACGGGTGGTATGTATCACAAACCTTCCAAGAAGGGTCTCCACATGTAAGTAATTTATTAATATAGTTTATTTGTTTAATTTTAGTATTTTTAATAATTAAAAATATTAATCTATCAATGTTATCTAAAAAAAAATTTATACAAAAATTTAAAGCAAATGTAACAGCAGTCGTTTTAGGTTATTTAACCCGTAAATATAGTAGAAATATGCCTATTGATGAAAGATGTACGGATTGTGATCATAGAATATGTGGTATAATACATCGTAAAGAAAAGATAGAAGATAATTTTCATTTAATAATATTTAAATCTGATATCAAAGATGAGAATAAAGGTGTAACTAGTTTATCGTTTGAACCGATATCTACAAGTATTTCTATAAATGATAGGCATTACTGTTCACACTGTTCTAAAAAACTGGGTCATTCAAATGAATGTCCTATTTGTCTTGAAACAATTGAAGAAAATATTTCTACAAAATGTAATCATAATTTCTGTTTAAAATGCATAATAAACTGGATACAAATGGATAATAAACAAAACATATTATTCCAAGCCAAATGTCCTATATGTAAATCAGAAATATAGTTATAGATAAATCAATATATTTTTATAAATGGATAAACCCTATTATCCGATATATGTAAAAAAAATAGCTAGACCTGTTTTGTATATTTCTGATTCGTCTGATGATGAGGAAGAGTAATAAATTAATATCTAAAATTAGTTCTCTTATTTTTTTTTGGTTTGAAAATATGGTTATCCTTTATCTTTTTAATTTTCCTAAAACTTTTATATGAATCTATAGTTAGTATAAAACAGTATATATTTTTTATAATAGATAAGTTAATTGAGAATCTACATTCTTCTTTTATTTTATATTTACCTTTACTGTTTTTTATAGTAATCATCTCTAAAATATACTCGTTAGGTTCAAGCATATTCCATTCATCTCTATCTTCCATAAATAGTGCTATTTCATAATTTGAATCTTGTTTTATACTTTCCTGTAAATGTTTTGGTACAATTGTTTCTTCAAAAAAATCCATAATCAATATAGTCTCTTCTAACTCGTCCTCTTCTTCTTCATCAATTTCAACTATACTCTTTCTACAAACTGGACAAGTTTTATTTTCAAGGAGCCAGTATGTAATACATTTGTTATGGAAACAATGTCCACAATCCAATTTGAATCCTTGGTCTACCTTTTCGATACAGATGCTACAATCTGACATGGTTATAATATAAATAATATGTTTAATACTTTATATATTCAATTTTTATGATGGTGCAAGTCCTTTTGATAGATTAATCTGTGTTGTACCCATTTGTTCTGTTGGTAGAATCATATTATCTAAAGAACACCCAGGACCAACCAGAGGCAAACAAATATCTCGTTCTATTTTAAATTCACATAGAATAGGTCCATCTTTATAGTTTACAAATTGGTCAATTGTTTCTACAAGATTACTACGATTATCACAGGAAATAGATTTAATTCCAAAGGAATTCGCGAGTGTGGTATAGCACGGATTATTATTATTAATTGTAGCTGTATTCCTACCTTCAAAATAGAGTTCTTCCCATACTGTAACCATCATCTGTGCACTATTATTCATTATAGCAATTTTTACTGGAAGGTTGTATTCTTTAATAGTTTTAAGATCAGAAAGTGTCATATTAAAACTCGAATCACCATCAATTAAAATTACCATATTGTTAGGATTGGCAATCTGTACACCTATCGCATAAGGAAGACCTACACCCATAACACCAAGAGAACCAGATGAGATTACTTTATTAGGGTATTGTGATTTAATAAATTGGTAAGTTTGCATCTGATGATTCCCTACCCCGGTTGTAAATGTAACCTTCTTATTTTTTGTAGCTGTATTAAATTCATTAATAACATCCTCCATATGTAATTTTTTATCATCCGTTTTAATTACAAATGGATAGGTTTGTTTTAGATTATTTATATTATTAATCCATTCTGTTTTTTTAGTGTATGAAATATGTTGCATTATTTGTTTCAAAAATAATTCACAGTCCATATCAAAATTATAATCAGAGTTTACAACAAAATCTAATTCTGATTCTTCAATATTAACATGAATAATTCCACCTCTACCTTCCTTTGATGCTTTAAATGCTTCAGGTGCATATTCACTGATTTTACCGGTTGTTCTGTCATCAAATCTTGAACCAAGCGCAATAATCAAATCCGCGTCCTGTATCGCATAATTTGCTGCAGCACTACCATGCATACCACACCACCTTAATGATAATGATTGATTCTCATCATAAATACCGCAACCATGAATAGTAGATGTTACAGGAATATTTGATTTATTTACGAATTCTGTTAGATAATTTGAAGCGTTACTACACCCTTTACCAACAATAATAATCGGTTTCTTACTTTTATTTATAACCGATGCTACTTGTTGGATATTATTTGTATAATCTTTAATGGGTTTAACATTTTTTTTATAGTTATTAACATTTATAGCAGGATTATAAGATTGATAAGAAACACATTTAGGAATATCAATATGAACTGGTCCTTTCTTCTTATCGTTAGCAATTCTGAATGCTTCATCTACAACAGATTCCATTTCATTAATATCTGTAATCTGATAAGACCATTTAGTAACATTTTTTGTAAGTTCTACGGCTGGTGCTTCCTGAAATGAATTTAGTCCTTGTGCTTCTTGTGAAACTTGTCCGCTAAAGACAACAAGAGGAGTTGAATCGTTTTTAGCATCAAGAATAGGAGTAATCATATTTGTTATACCAGGACCACTCGTAACCATACAAACGCCAGTTTTATTGGAAGATTTTGCATAACCAGTAGCGGAATGACCTGTATTCTGTTCATGTGTATTAATAAAATAATTTATTTTAGAGTTATATAGACTATCAATAAGTGGCATAACACTACCACCAGAATAGATAAACATATCAGTAACATTATTTTTACGTAATGCTTTATAAATAATACTACCACCAGAGTTTACCAATTGTAGCATTTTGTTAGAAAAACGCATAGTTATATAATAATAATAATTAAAATTTAAATCAATTTTAAGCAAAAACAAACATTCTGCCATCGCATGTCTTACAGTTCCCACTTATCATAGATCGACCACGCTTGTTTAGTTTATGGTTTCTGTTATTTTGTTTCATAACGCAAGACTTTGTTTTCTTACCACTCGCATGAAAGCATCTCATACATAATGCTGCTAGTTTAGGATCTTTCATCCTAACATCAATAGCCACTTTCGATTTATTAGACGCCTTCTTAACCTTAACTTTTTTAGAACCAACTTTAACTTTCTTAGAAAGAAGCTTTCCCTTTTTCATACTCTTTGTTCTCGTACCTTTTTTTGCAACCTTTTTCGACAATCTTTTTGAAACCATATAATAGTATTGAATATTTTAATTATTAAGCATCATTCTATACATTAGAGCAACTGGAATAAGATCCTGTATAACTTTATTATCATTCTCTATACATTTTATTTGTTTATCTATATTATTATTGTTTTGTTTATCTTGAATTGTAAATTCATCATTAAAACATTCTAGTTTATAATTTATATTTTCGATCATATTATTAATTTCAAGCAAACTAAGTTCAGTTGGTTTATCCATATTATCAATCGTTTTAAGATTATTTAACATTTTATCAAATGAACTCTGGAAATTTGAAAATTTTTTTTTCTCTGTTTTATAGAGTTCCATCTATTTATAATTTAGATAATATTAATTTAAATATACCGCAAATGTCTAATAGTATGCTATATAATGAATATATACCTAAAACATTTGATGATAGTATTATTCATAAAAATATTATAAAAAAATTAAAAAATATAAAAGAATTAAGAGAAAATATAATTCTACATGGACCTAATGGTACTGGAAAATATGTACTTGCTCTAATGTTGCTTGAGAATATTTTTGGTAAAGAAATATATACTAAAACCGAAAATGTTATTACAACTGGTAATAAATCATTTATATTATATAGTAGTAACTATCATTATGAATTATATCTCAAGAATTCTTATATTAAATATTCTGAAATTAATACAATCATAGAAACACTTGGTAAGAATAGAAATATTGTTAATAATGGAAAGAATGTAATTCTTATCAAGAATAGTCAATATCTAAATAATGAAAACTTATTTCTTATAAAAAAGTCTATTGAAAAACAAAAATTATATTTTATACTAACAACTAATAAAATAAATTCGTTGTTTATAGGGGTAAATTCAATTTTTATGTGTATTCGAATTCCTTGTATAGATTCCAAAGAATTATTAACACTTGTTAAAGAAACTAAAAAAAAAGAAAAAATAAAAATTTTAGTGAAGGATATCAAGGAAATTATATACAATAATAAATCAAATCTTACGATGATATTATATAATCTAAAAATTTATAGTTTAACTGGTGAATTAAACTATGAAAATATATTGCATACTAAACTAGATAAAATCCTAGAATTAGTTTATAATAGAAAAGATGAAAATATAATACCTATAAGAAAACTCTTATACAATGTATGTACTCACAATATTAGTCGTTATGAAATTTTAAAATATTGTTTTAATGATGCTGTAAAAAAATTAGATACACCACAAAAAAAAATAGACTTACTCAATTTTACTAATGAAATTAATATAAAATTATCACGTAGTTTTAAAACTACTATACATATAGAATACTATTTAATTCATCTTATGAGTATTATAAAATAGTACAGCAATTCTTTTTAATAATTTTCTCTTCTATTTCCAAGTCTGCTCTAATAGTTGTATTTATTTCAGTATCAAAATTTTTGGTTTTTAATATACGGTCTATAATAGCATCAAATGTTTTATCTACATTCTCATTATGTTTTGCTGAACATTCCATTGTAATATAGTCATATTTTTTAGAAATATTTGTTACTTCATGTTTATGAACCATCCTATGTTTTTCAAGATCTGTTTTGGTTCCAACAATAATAATAGGAAGTTCTGATTTATTAAAGAAATTTATTTTATCTATCCATTTTTCTATACTATCATAACTATTTCGGTTTGTTATATCATAAATTATCATCGCTCCATCCAGATTCCTAAAATAAACATTAATCAGATTTGCAAATTTTTCTTGACCTGCCGTATCCCATAAATATATTTTTATATCTCTATTACCCCTTCTAACTGATATATAATGAAAATCAACCCCTAGTGTTGATGAAAATGTAGGATTAAATATGTTATTATGTTTTCTATTCAGTAGTGCTGTTTTTCCAACATTTGTATCACCTACTAAAATAAGTTTTAATTTATTCTCCATATATATTACATATACCAAAAGTTTTTCTGTGATATTTCGTAATTCCGTTTTGTTTAATAGCCTCTATATGTTTTTTTGTACCATAACACATATTGTTTTTCCAGTCATATACATTTAATTCATCATTTTCATCACATAGTTTTTCAATATATTGATCATGATAAACCTTCGCAAGAATACTAGCGGCTGCTACTGGAACAAATTTTGAATCACCTTTAATTACACACGTATGAGGTATACTTGTATTTGTAGTATCTGTATACATTTTAAATTTATCACCATCTACAATAACATGGTCCACCAATACATTTAGTTTATCGAGCGAATTATGCATACATTTATATGTGGCATTAAGAATATTAATTTTATCTATAACTGTATTATCCAATTTAGTTACTGAATAATCAATAGCATATTCTTCAATATAATCCTTTAGCATAAGTCTCTTCCTACTTGATAATTTCTTTGAATCATCTACTATAATATTAGTATCACTTGGGTCTATTTCTTTCGGCCATACCACCGCCGCAGTAAATACCGGTCCAGCAAGACATCCACGCGCTACTTCATCTACCCCTGCCTCGATTTCGTCCTCATAGAAATAAGCTTTCATTTATAATTATATATAGTCATTTCTTTAATTCGTTTCCTTTTTTTTTAGCTTAATAATATAGTATAATCCAAAGTAGGGTGGCATATTATTGTGTGGTTTACCATCACCTACAGATTCAAAATCTACATCAATAGAACCTTGTAAATTATTTTCTGATACAGTAGGTATAAATGAATTACATTTAGTTGATAGTCCTAATTTACTATCAAATAAACATGATTCGTTATAAACAGATTGAACTATGTCAGTTTTTAAAATAGAACAATCTACCCTTTTATTATATACACTTGCGTCAAATGGTTTATTTTCGACAATACTCTTGACTTTACCATCTGTTCCTAATGGTGAACCATATGTATCTACACCTACTGTAAATTCTTTATTATTTGGGCAGATATATGTAGACTTTTTATAATTATCTCTTCTAGGCATCATACAAACATATGGATTTTTCCAAAAATCTATTTTCCGATAATCTTCAACCCATAGACCTCCACCCTCTCTACAACGCGTCATTGCGGTATTTTGATTAAAGTCCTTCTTCCATCCAGCATAACAACAAGGGCCACCGGCCCACTTATCGTACATCTCGGGTCCCCATTTAGGGTTGGTGATGCTTTTAAGTATCTTACTTGGACATCTCCCAGCATCTGGACCGCGGAAATCAATATGAAACCCTGGTGCACATACATTATTTATGTTTGGTAATGTTGTATCATTATAATATTTGTTTCCTGTGTCTAACATATATGGATTAAAGTTATGTGAATGTTTTGGCATATTACTTTCCTTTAATGTTACTGTCTCTTTACCTCCTTTATCTTCTAATTTAAAATTTTCTCCTGAACCTATAACAAATTTATCCCTTAGGTCTGGTGTCCCATTCTCTCCATCACATACCGCCCAACCTTTAGGTATTTTTTTTATATTACCATAATACCATACGACTTGTCCTTCAAACCAATAGTGATTTAATCTATATAACTCTTCTTCTGTTATTTTAAAATCAATACTATTATCTTTGTTTTTATATCTAATTTCATTGGAATATTTATATGGAATTTCCGACATAAAACCTAAATCTTTATCGGTTATACAGTATCCATCTATACAGAGTTCTTTAGTTTTTAACTGTCCGTCTAATTCTAATTTTTCTTTAAGGATAATTGTATTTGTTGTTGTTAGGTATTTCATTTTTAAATAATAGGACAAAGAGGTAAAATATTCGTTCGATAAATATCTTCTAAATAAAAATACTATAATTAGTATTATTACATAAATATACATTATAATAATAAAATATAAAATTAATCACAATTAAGATACACAGGTGGAACTCCGGCCTTTTGTAGTTTGTCAATTAGTTCCGTGCATCTATCTATTTTCGTACTTGTTGGTTTTGTCTTCTGTTTTATAGGTGGTTCTATTGTTACTGGTGGTTTATAGTTTACATTTCTCATTAAAAATATAACTCTATAAAATGAAGGCATATTATCGTGTGGATTACCAACAGCAGTATCATTATTTAAACATGGTGTTCCTTCATATTTGGTTAGATATCTAAAAATCTTATTCGGTGATGGATCCTTTCCTAGTCTGGATATATATAATTTTTGTTTAGGGGTTATTTTAGTAGTTGTTCCTGAGTTACAACATTTACAAGGACCACATTCACCTCCCTTCTCATTATATTTATATTTTAGTCCATCTGCTCTATCAGTTCTTTCACATACTTTTTTGGGAGTTTCATCAAGAGCAAGTAAATTTAGGTCCTCTTTCGACCATTTATGACACTTTAGTTTGGCATCTTCTTCTTTACTTGGTTTATCATAGAATAAATCATGAATATCTTTGTATTTGTTATAACATACTTTATTGTCTAATGTTACTGAAATATTTTCAGTAGATAATTTTTTGTTTCCAGAAGATGTTTTTGCATTAAAAACATTATAGTTAATAGGTTGAGCCTCTGTCGCATCCGTGTTATGACAATTTTTACAGGCATTACCAGTAGGTCCAACATAATAATCATTGTTAGATTTTACGTTTGTTTTAACAAATTCAGGGTATACATTTGTTTCTGTTCCTAGTTTATTTCCATTCTCGTCTTTAATAAGTATTGATTTCATCCACATTTTTGTTTTATCTTTTATATTAATTTCACTTTCCCAGTGACTTGTATCTCTAAAATATATACAGGTATTACTACACACACCAGCAACACCACCAGACCCCGCATTATCTTGTCTAAATGCAACCGATTTAATTTTATCTTTATTTTCATATAAAATATCATAAAATGGAACTGGTTCATAAATATCAGTATCTATAAATTCTATTTCTTTTTCTTTTTTTAGGGATTCTTCTCCTATTCCTTTTTTTGGGGGTTCTTCTTTTATTCTTTTTTTTAGTTTTTCTTCTTCTATACTTTCTTTTGATTGTTTTGATAATTTATTTCTGTATTCAATTCTACCATCACTATCTTTCTTAGTTGCATAAATATTTGAAACACATTCCTGTAGATTATTTCCAGGTATATAATCTTTTCCTAATTTTAGCGGGTTTCCATAACCATCCTTTTTACACATACTTGCAACTCCATCGCCGTATTTGCCTAAATGGTCTCCATGTCTTCCATATCTTATATCTCCTACCTTTTCTGGTTTACTCGTATCTAATTTCTTTGCCGAAGAAGGGAAAGCCATATTATGATTGTGTCTAGGTAATTCAGCTAATGTAAGAGAATGAGTTTTTTCTCCACCTGTATCATCCTGTTTATATTTAGTTCCGGCACCAACAATAAATCTATCCTTTAAATTGGGTGTACCATTTTCTCCATCGCATACATACCAGTTAGGTGGTATTTTAGATAGTTCTCCTGAATAGGCAATAATAGTTCCATCATTCCAGTAATTTTTTAGATTCTGTAAATCCGAAACATCAATACATTCTCCATCCTCATCTGGTAAACACATTTTGGAATTATAATGTAGAGGGAGTGATTTAAATGCAAGAATATCTTCCTTGGTAATCTCTTTTTTACCTATAACCAGTTTATTTCCTTCTTTTATAGTAATTCTATCCTTTGATATGATATGTTTATTATTAATCTCGCCTACTTCTAAATTAAGGGGTGTATTAAAGGTTTTATAGTTTTCTCTAAAACTACCAAATATTAGTAATAAAATAAATATAACTAAAATTGGTATTAATAATTTCATTATTATAATAATAGATAATTTTACATAAATTTAATCAAACAATTGTTTCTTTTACCGACGCCCATTGTTTTTCCAATTCCTCTAATTTATTAACCAAAGATAGGGATGGATCTTTATATTTCGGGTCTGTTTTCATAACATAGTATAAAGAATCGTATGGTGGTAAATTTTCGTGACCTATATTATTTCCTGTATATGATAATTTATTAGAAAAGGTATTTTTATGTTTATGAATATCACCTACCTTATCTTTCGTACTTATTTCTGCTTTAATTCCTAATTTTTCATTTCCATCACCAGAACCTGGATTATTAGAAGGTAACACGTGATAATGTTCGGGTATTTCATCTATAGTTAAATGATGTTTATTGCTACCACCGGTTATTGTTTTTTTCCTACACATTCCATCACTTGGAGTTACTGTAAATAACTTCTTTTCAGAAATATCATCATACCATAATAGACATGTGCCATCCTTTTTAACATTATATCCGGTACAGTGCATCAAATCATTACAATGTTCCTCACAATTATTACTACTTAATTTACCATTATCTTGAATAAATTGGTTAATTAATCCAAATTTATTCCCACATAAACCGCTCCCTATTGTTTTATATTGTTTTCTATAATCTATATCAGAACCTAATATAAATTTATCTCTTAAATCAGGTGTTCCATTTTCACCATCACATATCTGCCATCCATCTGGCAACATACCTAAATCACCATTATAAATTGTTATAGTTCCTGGTGGCCATAGTTGTTTTAGATAACGTAACTTCTTTTTTTTTATACATTCCTGGTCAATACAAATAGAATCTTTTATTTTAATATGAAGTTTATCTAAACGAATAAGGTCGTCTTTAGAAAGACAGGCATCATCTATACATATTTCTTTTGTATCAAAATTGTCACTAATAGAACATTCTTCTGCTTTGATAGTAATGTCTTTGTGAGTGTTTAGATCAACTAGAATTAAACCTGAACCTGTTAATTTCCCAACAAAACCTTCCCTATTATTAATATATACTAATCCGATTAGTATAATAGTAATAAGTAATATGAAAAAACGAAACATTTATAATAAGAGAATATTTTAAATCATATTTTTAATAAATAAAAATTCATGAATAAAATATGGAATAAGATATAACACAGCATTTAGATTTACAAGTGAAATAGTAAATACCAATAAAGCAACTAACTTACTAAATTGTTTAATTAATTTATTTGATACCATTTTTTTATGACTTACATAAAGTCTAACCAGTAGAAATAATGCAATAAACCATGACGCATCATGACCAAATTGACATATCATACTTTTTTTAGTTTTGGCATTATAAATAGGGTGGAACATATATCTATATTTAAAGTAAGATAAAGGGTGTGCTATACTATAGGTGGTTTTAAAATAATTTAAAATGTATACAACATAAACAGCTAATACTACCGACAAACAATAACTCATACTATTTACGATTATATTTTTTTTTATTCGTCTTTTTCTTTAATTTAGTAATCCTTTTCTTCGTTTTCTTCTTTGTTTTTTTTAGATGAAGTACTAATGAATCATAACCACCAATAAAATCCCGTTTTTTTGGAGTTTCTTTTATAATTCTTGGAACTGTATAAAAATCACTTGGTATATCTTTTATATATTGTTTATAAAAATCTGAATCAGAATCATAAAACTTATAGTTTATATTTTTTTTATCAAGTAACATAATTGAATTTTTACAGTACCAGCAATGGTCTTTCCCGAAAATAAGATACATATAGGTTTACTATATTATAATCCAAACTTACTAAAAAACCCATCAATGTAATAGCATATACCTTTATAAACCTGTTTAATTTGTTCTTTTACCACTTCTGGTTGTTTTGTAAACATATTATAGGTTTCATTTTCTTTTAATAACCATTCTTTTTCTTCTAAACTATTTTTAATTAATTTTAATTCTTCATCATCGTATACATTATTTTTAGGAATAAATGTAGATTCTGAAATAAATTCTGGATTCTGGTTGTTATTTAGTTTATATTTTTGAATGTTAGGGTCTGGTCTTCTATATCTACCAGGGATACGACTAAAACTACCATCTTGTGTTATATCCTGAACGAAGTTTTCCTGTTGTTTTATATTAAACATATCCAAAAAAGTTTTAATTTCATCATTCCGTATATAGGATATAATATAAATACACACACAACTATATATTATATTAGAAATACAGAACCCATATAAATTTAGTATCATTAACATTATAAAACAGAGTTTGCACATATTTTTTACCATTTTACTAATTTCTGAATCCTTTTTATTTATTGTTAATAACTTATCTGCTAACAAGTATAAAAGATATAGAGTTATAAAATAGATCATTATAATACTATATTATAAATTATTATAATAAATATTTATAAAAAAAAATCATATTTATATAATGGATGATATTTGGAATACACATACATTACTTGTAAATAAAAATCTGATTAAAGAAAACAAAAAGAAAGCTTTAAAAGAAAATGGTACTGTAATAAAAAAACTTAAACCAAGTAATAATTATAAATTTGATGAACACCATGAGACTTTTACACACAATAAAGTTACTAAAAAAATATCAGATTTAATAAGAGAAGGTCGCTGTAACAAAGGGATGAAACAGAAAGATCTGGCTGGAAAATTAAATATACCTACAAAAACAATTGTTCTATACGAAAATGGTTCTATTATACCTGATAATAATCTTATGGGTAAAATAGAACGTGTATTAAATATCAAAATCCGTGGTAAGTTTTAAAAAAAAAAATAGTTATATAAATGTATGGGAATAAATGGACTAAATTTATTTTTGAAAAACCATATCCCTGAAATAACAAACAAAACTGATTTATCTGAACTACGATATAAACGTGTAGGTATAGATACAAGTATTTATCTATATAAATATAAATATAATGATAATAATTTAATTGAATTATTTTTGAAACAAATATATCGTCTAAAACTTAATGGAATAATTCCTATATATATCTTTGATGGTATTCCTCCTATTGAAAAAAAAAATATAATATTAATGCGAAAAAAAAAAAGAGAAGGACAATTTTTAATGATAAAAAATTTAGAATTACAAAGAACTAAATGCAGAAATTTATTTGATACTATTCATATTAATACACAAATTGAAAATATTAAAAAAAAAATAGTAAAAATTAATAATGAAGATATTATTAAATTGAAGGAACTATTAAAACTATGTGGTGTAGATTATATACAATCTGAAACTGAATCGGATTTACTATTTAACACTCTTATTAAATATAGATATATTGACCTTGTTTTATCTGAAGATAATGATATTATTGTTAATAGTGACACTAAACTTATTAAATTTTTTAATGTTTATTCTAATAAAGTTATCATTTATGATAGAGAATTTATAATTAATCGACTTAAATTAAGTAGTTTGAAGTGGATACATTTCTGTATATTTATGGGTTGTGATTATTTTAAAAAAATACCATATCCATCTGATAGTATTTATAGAATGGTAAAAAAAAATGAAATAAACTATTTAATTAATAATAGACTTAAATTTGATTCTTATCAAAAAAAATCTTTTAAAAGAGCTGAAGAATTATTCCTTTTAGTACCAGAAATTATTAATGAAGTTATTTCCAGTAAATTTGAAGAAAAATTACTAATTAAATTTATTAAACAAAACACCCATTTGAATAGGACAACTATTGATAATATGATTTCTGTTATTACCTAATTTACTTTTTTATCCATGATGTATACGTTTTTTCATTCTTTGTTAAAGGTTTGTTATCTACACTTAGGTATATACCCCCTTTATGTGATTCGGTTACTCCTTTACAAAGTTTCGAAGTAGAACAAACATCTAATGCTTGTTTAACTGTATTATATTTTTTTCCAACTTGTTGTGGGAGTGTTGGATTTGCATTTTCTTCTTTATTTCGTTTCTTTACAGGAACTTTTAAAATTAAGTCTGTTTTTTTTCTACCAGGTAATGCACCATCAATTTTTTCCCATTTGCTATAATCGATTTCATCTATATCATGATCAACACAGATATCATAATCTATTTTAGGTTTTGTTCCTAACTTTTTATTTGTTTTAATTGGACAAACTAACCTATTTTTAGAACTATTTTGTTTAACTTTTTCGTTTGGTTTGCGAACTATACATTTGTTAAATATTTTCTCTTTACCTGTATTAGACCTATTTTTAAATGGAAATATACATTTATTACCAGTTTTAGTCATTGTTTTATTTTCTGGGAAAGGATAGAACCCAACCGTTTTTATCTGACCTTTTTTAACATTTAGATTTTCATTATTTATATCCTTATCATAAACACTTGTTGCACATATTAGACCTTTATCGGTTTCTTTATATTTATCATAACTAGTTCCATCTGTATCAATATATGGGAAACAACAATAACCTGGTTTTGTTGGTATACCATCTATATTTTTATGTTTCTTTCCCATAGTGTCTACATCAGATCCAAATATATCACTGTTACATTTCCCATCATAACAGAAACCATATTTGGTCATCACATTATTATTATCTACTTCGGTCGCACATATATATCCATTATCTTTATCCTTATGTAATATACACTGTGTGTTTAGAAAACTATTACCCTTTACTCTGAATGGGAAAATACATTTACCTTCCTTTATATTTTTATCTTTTATTTCTTCGCCCTTAATATTTTTGATCTTTCCTACTTTATCTTCAAATTCATCATTCTGGTTTTTAGCAGCCTGTATTTCTTCATCCGAAAGGGTATATTTAATGTCTTCTATTTTAGTTAATGGTTTTTTTATCAAATCAAGGTCTATTAACTTAGAGTTACCTAATGTAATCGGCCACATATTTAATGTTGTGTTTTGTGAAAGATACATATTTTTTATATCAAAAATAGAGTTTACATATTTCAAATATTTGACTCCTTCCACTAATACATTAGTACCATTTTCATTATATAAATATTTACCCATTAGTATTTCTTCTCTTTCTAATAATGAAAATAAGATTTCTTCTGTTAATTTAGAGATATATCTTCTTTTTAATCCAGATTTTAATACTAAATTACATTTTGGGAAGTTAATTTCTATTTTTTTTTCATTTATTTCTATTTCCCCCTTTTTATTAGGGGAAGGAGTTGCCTGTTTTGTTGCTCCACATTTTTTTGTTTTGTTATTTAATCTATTATTATTTTTAACGGTTTTTATTGAACTTTTACTTATAGTTATATTATTAACTATAAAGGTTATAACTTTGAATAGTTCCTTTCTTTTTTTATTAATATCTAATTGAGTAATAATATTATAAATATCATCTCTTATTGTATCTATTTTTTTGTTTTTTTCTGAGAAAAATAATTTTAATTCACTTTTTAGGTTATTATACATTTCATCATCGGATTTATAGGATGACATAAATTTGGTTGAATTATTTTCATCTGAATTATTTGCATCAAGTTCAAATTCATAATTGAATTCTATAAAACGTAATTTATGTACGTCTTTATTATATTCTACTCTTTCTAATGGATGGAAACTTCCATCTGTTAATCCTATGGCGAAAATTATATTATCTTTTACAATTAATGAATTAGCCTCGTCACCAAGTAGTTTTATAAGTTTTCCATATTTTATAAGTTTCAATTCTGATATCTTTTTTTTATAAATACCTTCGGTTTTATCTATACCATATGCTCTGGTAAACACGATTCTATCATTTTCTAACATAACCCCAATACCCTTGAAATTTTCATCAATTATATGATGTTTAATTTTGTCTTTTATAGATGAAACTGGTTTAAATTTTTTATAATTAATTTTGTCATAAACGGTTTTGTATAATGAATCGTCTAATTTCCAATCACAGTTATTTTTAGTAAAGTAATATAGTCGTTTTACGTAATTTAATAAAATTCCATTGGTATAATTATTTATCTTTTTGTCAAATACAGTTACGAATGAAGGTTCAAAAACATCCTTCGATGATTTTGCTATAATAATAGGTTCATAGTATTGATTATATTTATATAAAATACAAATCTTATTCTCATCCTTGAATGTATCTTCATAAACCGGACAATGTGTATAGAGGTATTCTACCTTGTTTTTTATTACTTTTTCAAAAATAATTATATTTAGTCCTTTTTCAGAGGAAAACCATTCTTGTTTTCTTGATAGGAGGTCTTTAAATATTATAGGGTCTTTGGGTATATTCATGTCTCCACAATATTTTTTAAAATTTTCAAATGCACCGATAATATTTGTTAGCTTATTATATAAATTTTTGGTTTTTACTAATTCTATTTTATCTTTAATATCATTTCTTAATGGAGAACTATTTAAAATAAAATCCAATAATTCTGGATATTCTCTACACCATTTTATTACTAATGTATCATCTAGATTGAACTTATCAGATGAGAATAGATTAAGTAGATCACCATTATTTAATCCTAAAAATTCAACTGGACCTAGATTTTTAATTATTTCTTCAACAAGTCTTATTGTAGACCATTTAGATTTTATTCTTTTCTGATCATGTGTATCATCATCATTATCACCTTTAAATGAAGCCATTGCTGATAAGAATGATGTGTTAATATTTTGTTTTACCCCTCTTCTTATAAACTGAGAAGTTCCATCAATTAGTCTGGAGTCATCTATTAATTTGTCGTTACCATTAAGTAATATATTAAGTCTTTTATAGAGTGCTCCTAGTTTACCTTTATCAAGTGGGAATTTATCTTCACCTTGTATATATTTATCTTCAATACGAGATTCTGTATCTTTATTTTCTTTAAACACATAGTTTTCTTTTTTTAGTATTGTTTCATAACTTTTACCTTTATGTAATCCCTTTGTAATGTTAATAATAAATCCAGGTCTTATAAACACTTCTAATTTAGTTAATTTATCATATACTTCTGGACCATCTTTTGTAATAATATATACGTTATTTTCTTTGGTCTTTTTTTGATTTGTAAGAAGTATAGTATCATTTTCTTCTAGTTTAATAGAACCGGTTTCCTTTTTTTCCTTTGTTAACATAGTTTCTTCGATAGTTCCATTAATAACCAGATTTTCAAGGTCAATATTTTTATCTGTTGTATAATTGATATCTGTAAACCCACATTTAGATAATCCTCTTCCTTCTTTTTTGAAACAACATGGCATACACATACCCTTTGGGTGTAATTTAGGATCTAATAATCCAGGATATGCCTGTCTTTCTGAACCCTTAATATGTTTGTCCCAGTATTTATATGATTCATCATCTCCTGTTAACCTTCCTTTTGTTTTTAATTGTTCCTTTTTATCCTCCCAGAACATATTAGAACCACCCATTCGTATAATAATAGTATTATTACCACCAATTTCCCCCCTTTCATCAATAACTTCTCCTTCACAAAATGGACATTTCCCCTTATTTTTTATAAATTGGTCATCTGTAAGAGCAATTTTATCCCTAATACACCATATGCGTGGACATATAACAAAATGTTTATTTTTTGATGAAGACCCCCATTCTATATACTTTAATTGTTTAAAACCATCTGGATTTATTTTTTCAAAATTAGTAAGTTCACTTTTGGTTAATATAATTGGTTGTCTCATATCAGCAGCACCACAACTTTTAGTATAGGTTTTAAGGGTATCGCTTTTAAAGTTAAAAAGTTTATTATCTCTTTTACGCATTTCAGACATATAGTTCCGAATCGACATCTTTTTTAACTGTACCTGTTCAAAATCTGTAGCACTATTATCATAGTCTTCAACATTATCGTTTTCATTTTCGCCATCATTATCACTATTATTATCACTGAGTGATACATTATTATCATAATTATTATTGCCGTCTAAATCAGCAAAATCATCATCATCATCATCGTCTTCTTCATCAATTTTACTTTGTTTTACTTCAAATACAGATTCTTCTTTTTTGGGGTTAGTTTTAATTTTAGATTTTTTAGAATCCTCAAAAACAAAATTTATAAATTCTCTAATTTGTTTTATTATTAAAAAACTATCGCAATTACTTGCAACTATATTGAATACTCCTTCTTGTTTCTCATCATAATAAAATGAGATTACTATATTAACATCAATATCTAATGGTTTTTTTTTCAATTCTTCAGCATCCATTGTTTCATTAATAATCGTTAACATCTGTAGTGAATCTGTTTCTGAAAGATTAAATAGTTTTTGTGTTTCATTAATCCATGTCTTTCTAAAATTGGATACACCCAGCTTATTATCATTTTTTATTTTTAGGAAATACCTCCGAATATTTTCAAATGAAGTAAAGTTATTTACTTTCTTGTAATTAATATAAATTTTATTTTGTTCCTTCTCTTCTGGTGTTATTTTATAAACAAAGTTAGTATAGTTAGTAATATTATTATTTAATTTAAGAAATGAAAGTTTATTATCATTCATATTTTCTATAAAATCTGTTGTTAAAAGGTCATCTAGTTTAATAGTTATATGTTTTACAAAACGTTGTATTATTTTATTTGAGAATTTTAATAGTTTTACTATTTGTTTAAAGTTAATTTCTTTATCTAGATACCTAACAACGATTTTATCCTTAAAAAGTTGTATATCATAGTATTCCTCATTGTATTTTATTTTAAGAATTAGATATTCATGGTTCGTTGCGTCTAGTTCTAATTTTTTATTAATTTTTTCTTTATTAGATAGTTCGCTATGTGTCCATTTTTCTAGTAAACTCCTTTCAATTGGGTAGCTATATAATTCTGGATCATATTTAACAAAATAGTTTTTAGGTTCTTTAAACCCACTATTTACTATCTTGGGAGTAATTTCATTTTTATATAGTTTATATAATTCGGAAGTATTTCTAGATTTATATTTGCAGAAAGTTACTACATCATCAAGAACTATATTATTAAAAATATTATATATATCTATATCTATCTGTTTTCCAGAAAATACAACATTTTTGTATATTGTAGATTTATTCTCATTTAATTCTTCCATATCCTGTAGTTTGTTTTCGATTTTTACCAAATCTTTAATTATTGTCTTATAATTTTCAGATGTTGTTGGGTCTTTTTTGATAAATGGGAAATATATTTGTTCAATATATTCAAAATTTGGAGTTACGACATCTTTTAGTTCATTATAATCGGTTAAATAAATAGTATTGTTGTTAATAGTATTATAGTGTTGTAATAAATGGTGTGAACAATCCTTAAATGTACTTAGTATATCAGGATCTCTTATAGGTTGTGAAAGATCACATTCCAAAATATGTTTCGTATTATCGACATTATACTGAATACCTAATATATCATTATAACCAGTAATAGTATTATCTTTGCAGGTGAAGGTTTTGTTGCTACATAGTTCTCTAAAATTATATTGTTTTTTTAATTTAATTGATTCATATTCAGAAATCTTTTTTTTATTTACCCATAGGTGTTGGTGTTTTGGTATATAATTATCACAATAAATTAGAATTTTCTTTTTAATAATATCAATAGTATCGTTCAAGTTGATTAGAGCTTTAACCAGAACAGTATCTTTTGTTATTTTTTTAGTATCTATATATTTTTCAAGTAACTCCTTTTCATTAATAGTAAACTTATTTAATTCAGAAACACCACCATTATTAATGCGATTTACTAATACATCTATTTCAGAAAATGAACCAACAAAAATATATTTTTTTTTTGTAATTGTATTTTCAACTGTAAATATTTTGTTTTTATCAGACATATCTAATATATTAACATATTATAAATAAATTATAAAATACTATTGTATGTCATCAAGAATAAAATTAGATAAAAATAAAAGAATAATTTTGTTTATATTTGGTTGTCTTTTTGCTAGAAGTATACCAATAATTATTTTAAAAAAAATACCTAAACTGTCTATAATTATAGTTCTATTCTATTTGGGAATAGGACTCTCCTTTTTAAAAACATTTCTGTTTTCTAAATTAGAATATGGATTTTTTGGTGGAAAGGTATGGTGGAATAATTTAAGACTATTCCATAGTTTGATTTATCTTTTATTTGTGGTATTATTTATAACGACTAAAAAACTATATATAAATTTATTAATATTTGATTTAGTAATATCATTACTATCAGTAATAAATAATTATGTCTAGTCTATAAGAGGGGTGCCTGTAATCATTGTACCACAGTATTCGATTGGGTTATTACTAAAATCTTGTTTAGTATAAATATTATTATCAATGGCTACTTTTAATAGAAATATCATATTGTCCCAGAATTCTTGATTGTGACCGATTGATTCTGTCATAAGATGTGCAAGTTCATGAATACCAACAAAGGCGATTGTATTTATATCTACCAAAGTATTTAACCCATCTTTGGATCTTAGACAGAATACAATTTTTTCACCTTTATTAATAGAATAGGATGTATGTTTATTACCAGGACTACTTTCTGATATATTATTTTCATTATAATTACTATTTAGGCGTTTAATGTCTATTTTAGTTTGTTCGGTATAACCAGAGTCGTCTGATTCTGCGTTTTTTACACAAATAGCAATTAATTCTTTAAATTTACTATTTAGGACATCCATTAAATTTGCGGCCTCTTCTTTATCTGGTAGGTTTCTTACTAAATAGTTCCTACCTTTTACGTTAATATAAACAACATCTAAAGATTTGTTTTCAAGGTGTACGTAAAATACAGTAATAACTATTAATAGTAGAAAAAAAGAGACAAAATCTTGCATTATATATTAGTATAGTATAATAATTTAATTAAAATAAAATTTGAAGAAAATTAATCAGATATATATAAGTAACACTTCCCCCATAATCATGACCGACTCGATTGAACTTCAGATGCTAGATTGGAAATACTATGATGAAACACAGTTTAGTGAATATAAAAGGGATGGAGAAATTAAAAAGAAAATGATAGGTTCTAAATTTATTATACAGGGATTTGGTGTAGATGAAGAAGGTAATTCCGTTGCTATCAACGTAAGAGATTTCCCCCCTCATTTCTATATCGGACTAGATTCGTATATTTCAAGAGAGAAACTGGATATGTTTGTAAAAACGATTAAAAACAAACTTCCATTTTACTGTAAAAATGATATTGATGATAGTTATGATATTGTTAAGAGGAAACATTTCTATGGATTTGATAATGGTAACGAATATCCATTTATCCGTATTCTGTTTAAGAGTCTAAAATGTTTTACTTGTTGTTCTAAAATTCTGGAAAAGGAGTTGAAAGTTCCTGGATTTCCTAAAAAAATTTATAAACTATATGAAACGAATATTCCTCCTCTACTTAGATTTATTCATTTTAAAAATATTAAACCAGCAACCTGGATTTCATTTAAAAAATCAGATATAGTCAAATCATTCGGAAAAAGGAAATATAGCACAAATGCTGAATATGATATAAATTGGAAGAATATTATTCCGATTGAGAAATCTACATTTGCACCTTTCAAAATCGCTTCCTTTGATATCGAATGTGATAGTAGTCACGGTGATTTCCCTCTACCTAAAAAAACGTATACTAAATTGTGTAGAGAAATACTTTATAATATCAATAAGAAAAAGAAAAAGACTGATATTAATACACATATTTATAACTATATTAAAGAAGCATTTTCGGATAAAGTAAAAGATATTGATAGGACTATTAGTCGTATTTATTCAAAAAATAATACGAAACCATCAGAAATGAAATTGAAAATAGCATCATCCAAATTGTTAGAGTTATATAATCGGAAAGAAACCTATGATATATTGGCAAATGACATTCTATTGATGTTTAAAAATGATGAAAAACATATTCAGGAATTGATAGAAGACGCGTTCTGTGATATTTCAAATCCAGAAGAGAAGACCAATTTTGATATTACTACTATTTACACTAAACAAAATAAGAAACCACCACTATCCTATATTAAGAAGGCTTCAGTCCAAGTTATTAAACTATATAATAAGTATATTAATTCTTCCGATAATGAAGAGAGATTGGATGATATTATTTCAGAATTTGCAACATTTCTGAATTTGACTAAGGTGGAAAGAACCGAGAAATATAATAAACATGATTTGAATATTATCTATCTACTTATAGACCAGATATCGATTACATTAAATAAATATTTTCCAGAACTAGATACTTCTAAGGAGGTTATGGTTAAACGGTTTGATAATTATATGTCTCAGATCCTACCAGATGTAGAGGGAGATAAAGTAATTCAGATTGGTACTACAGTTCAAAAATATGGTGAAACTGATTGTTATCTTAAACATATCCTTACTTTGAATGGTTGTGATGAAATAGATGGATGTATTGTAGAATCGTTTGATAATGAAGAAGAAATGCTATTGAGATGGAGTGAATTTATTCGTGAATTAGATCCAGATATTATCACTGGTTATAATATTTTCGGGTTTGACTATACCTATATGATTGAACGAGCAGATGAACTTGAATGTATCGACGATTTCTGTAAAATGTCTAGAGAAATCGATAAGGTTTGTCCTCTTGTATGTAAATCACTATCCTCTTCTGCACTTGGTGATAATACACTACGGTATATTGATATGGATGGTAGGGTTCAGATGGATCTTCTAAAAATTATTCAACGGGACCATAATCTTCCATCCTATAAACTAGATTATGTAGCTGAAAACTTTATTAATAATAAAGTAGTGAGTTATTCTGATAATAAAATTATTATTAAGGGTATTCTTTCGCTAAACAAAGGAAACTTTATTACATTTAATGTAGATAAAGATAAATACAAAGATGGCAAGAAATTAAAAATTACAAATATTAACTATGATACGAATGAAATAGAGGTAGATGAGAATATAGATGAATCTATTACGGCATGGACATTAGCGAAAGATGATGTATCTGTGAATGATATCTTTAACTTTCAGAAGGGTTCTGATTATGATAGAAAAGTAATTGCTACATATTGTATTCAGGATTGTGCTTTGTGTATTCATATCATTAATAAACTAAAACTAATTACGAATAATATTGCTATGGCTAATGTTTGTAGTGTGCCCTTGTCCTTTATCTTCCTAAGGGGTCAAGGTATTAAAATCTTTAGTCTTGTGAGTAAGGAATGTAGGAAAGATAGATTTATTATGCCCGTTGTAAAATGTAAAAGGGATGATAAAGTAAAATATAATTCTAAATTTACATATTCTCAAGAAGAAGGTATGACAAGAACTAATGAGGGGTTTGAAGGTGCTGGTGTTCTAAATCCGATGAAAGGAATTTATCTTGATGTGTATTCTGTTGTTCTTGATTTTGCATCACTATATCCATCGTGTATTATTAGTGAAAATATTTCACACGATTCTATTTGTCTTGATAAAAAATATCTAGGCGAGGAAGGTAAGAAGTTTATTGAATCTTTGGGGTTGACATATAAAGATATTAGTTATTCGACCTATAAATGGATTGATCCTAGTATTCGTAGTAAAGGTAAAGTTAAAACGGGAGAAAAGACTTGTCGTTATATCCAATTTCCAGATGGTAAAAAATCTATTCTTGGTATGATTGAAGCAAATCTTCTTGCTGAAAGGAAGAAGATGAAAAAGAAAATGAATACAGAATCAGACCCTATTCTTAAAGAAATTTATGATGGTGAACAGTTGGCTATCAAACTAACGTGTAATAGTCTTTATGGACAGCTAGGTGCAGAAACCTCGCCTATCTTTATGTTAGATTTGGCGGCATCAGTAACAGCAACTGGTAGAAAACTTCTTTATATGGCAAGAGATAAAATCCAGAATAAATTTGAAGGCGCGGAGGCACTCTATGGAGATACAGATAGTGTTTTCATTAACTTTAAACCTAAGGATGAGAAAGGTAATCTACTAAAGGGAAAGGAAGGTCTTAAAAGGGCTATTGAGTTGGGTGTAGAAGCAGAGAAGTATGTTCAGAATTTCCTAGAAAAACCACATAAACTGGAATATGAAAAGACATTCTGGCCGTTTATCCTGTTCTCTAAGAAAAGGTATATTGGTCATAAATATGAATTTGATATTGATAATTATAAAGAAACTAGTATGGGTATTGTTTTAAAAAGACGAGATAATGCTAATATTGTAAAACATGTATATAGTGGTGTTGTAAAGAATATTATGATTAATAAAGATATCCCGAAGTCGATTACAGACCTAAGGAAAGATATTATGAATATGATTAATGGAGTGTTTCCTATGGATATGTTGGTTATTACAAAAACACTAAAGGGTACCTATAAGAATCCAGATCAGATTGCTCATAAGGTGTTGGCAGAACGTATTGGTAAACGTGATCCTGGTAATAAACCAATGGTAAATGATAGGATACCGTTTGTTTATATCGAAAAGAAAGAGAAGAAGGGTCTTGTTATTTTGCAGGGAGACCGTATAGAAAATCCAGATTACATAAAAGAAAATAAACTTACACCAGATTATAAATTCTATATTACGAATCAGATTCTGAAACCGGTGTGTCAAATCTATTCTCTTATCATTGAGCAGATGGAAGAGTTTAAGAAGGAACCTGGTTATTATGAGAATAAGTATAAATTTCTACTGCGTTCAAAAACAGAAGAAAAGGCAAATCAAAAAATAATAGATATGAAAATGGAAGATACATCAGAGATTATTTTTGGAGATATACTAAGGGACATTGAAAACCAGAGGAAGAAGGTTACTAAAATGACTCACTTTTTCAAGAAGAAGTAATTTAACAACATAATTTTATCAAACAACAAATACCTATACAAGATAGAACACTAATAGCTACGATAAATACATACAGGTCATAAATATCATATAGATTATATATTTCAAGGAAGGGATATTGGTCTAAATAACAATTTATAGTTTGGTTATTATATTTTTTATAATATTGTTTTGCATTATATAGTGAAGTATTTGTATCTGTTTTTAGACTACATGAACTATTGAAAAATGTATAGAACACTTTTTGTTTATTATTTTGATTGAGGATATATTCAGTTCCATTCTCAATTATAGTTACATAAATACTAATTATAGGGGATCGCGACATACACTTTTTACCACAATAACAATCACCCCATAGATCATCATCAGAAACATTTGTTGGGTAGTCTATATTAGTTACAGTACAATTTTCTAATTTGTAATCTATTGGAGTGTATCTATCATACATCATAATACTACCCATAGTAATGAATAAAATACAAACCATAACACTTACACATATAAGACAACCCGCGCGTTCTTTGATAGAGCCACTCATTTTGATATTTATTTGTATATAAAAAATAATTTTCAATTTTTATTTAAAGATTTTTTATATGTTATTAGTAATGGCTAGCCATCCCCATGTTGACCCATGCGACTACTCTAAGGTTGTTCAAAAACTACGCGATTTCTTTCTAAAGAAAAACTACAATGAGGTACATACTCAGAGTCGATTGAGTATTCTTGCTGCATGCGAGGATCCTGAGACTATCGCAACATTTACATATGGTGGACAGGTCTGGCCCCTCCCCCAGACGGGTCAAATGTGGCTAGAGTACGAACTATTGAGGAACCCGGAAGCTGAAGGGTTCTTTAGTGTTGGAACTAGTTTCCGCAATGAACCTAACCCGGTTCCTGGTCGTCACGAGAAAATCTTCCCTATGTTTGAGTTTGAAATCAAGGGTGGTCTCGACAAACTTCTAGAGATGGAGCGTGAACTCCTTGAACACCTTGGGTTTGGTGCCAAGGAGAGTTTCCCTGGTGATGACTATGATAATATTTCAAAGCATTATGGGGTTGACGAGCTCGAGAACGAACATGAAGACCTTCTCTGCAAGGAGCACGGTCCGGTGTACTTCATCGAGATGTTCCCGAACAAGACTTCCCCTTTCTGGAATATGCGCCAGTCGCCTACTCGTAAGGGTCTTGCGAACAAGGTTGATGTTATCCTTCATGGTATGGAGACGATTGGTTCCGCCGAGCGTTCTACCAGCGCTGAAGAGATGAGGGACCAGTTCTATAACATTAGCGATGGCGGTTATGCCAATATCCTCTTTAGTAATTTTACTAAGGAGCGCGTTGAAAAGGAACTTGATGAGTTCCTCTCGTTTGATTTCTTCGAGCGTAGTGGTGGTGGCATTGGTTTGACACGCCTCATTCGTGCGATGAAGCTTAGCAACCTTCTCTAAATTAACAACTAGTGTTAATAAAGTTTAAAATAAAAATTATAAAATAATTAGATATATATTTACTATTTATTGTACGTTGTTGCATTAGTGTTTTTGTAACCGTCAGGCTTTTTGAAAGTGTTTTTTTTAATAATTTCTGTTTTTTCCTCTTTTGCGAAATAATTTAATATTTTTAACATATAATTCTTGAATTATAATATTTTTTATAAATATACGCCATATTAATATATTGTCTTAATATATAAATGTCACTATTAAATAATAATAATAATAATATAGAGTTTAATACGATAATAGAACAAGCTAAGGCTGGTCCTAGTAATAATCCAGAGTTTAATAGGGTTATAGCTAGAGCTAAGGCTGAGGGCAAGGCTAAAAATAAATCAAGTAATAATGGACTTCAGCAAAATCCTTGGCGGCCTGTTATTTTAAAGCAACAAAAAGAAAGAAAACGGCAACATAACCAGAATAAAGCAAATAGAGTGTTTTTTGGACTCAACCCTGAAAATAACTTTGTACCTAACCCCAATTCGTCTCCAGCAAAAAAGAACAAGAACCTGCTTTTATCTAAAAAAAAGAAACCAAATCTATTCAATAATAATAATAATCCAGATTTTAATAAGGTTCTAGCTAAAGCTAAGGCTGATGGCAAGGCTAAAGCGGAAAATTATAATATAGAACAAAGATTAAAAAAGCTTATAAACATTCCAAAGAATCCAAATAACAATGGAAAAAATAATAATAATAATTTTACTAAAAATCCATTACCATTACCATTAATACGACCTGGTGTAGAATCAGTATATCCATTAAATACAAAAACAACCCCAAATACAAATAATAAAATAATAAATCTTTCTAGTATAAATAGTATTAATAAACAGAATCTCTTTAATAATAATCAAGCTGTTAATAAAATAATAGCGAATGCCGGTCCCAGAATTCAACAGAAGAATACTAATAGAAAACCCCAGAACAATACGAGTTTTTTTAACCGGCTTGAGAATTCTTTACAGGTAAAAACTTCACCATATCAGAATAACATGTCACTCTACCCCAATCCAACTCATATATTAACCCATTCTTCTAAAAATAATAAGAATAAGAATAAGAATAAGAATAACAGAAACAGAACACGTAGACCTAAAAATAACCCTAAGACATTTAACAATAACTTAGTCGAGTTAAGCGGCAAACTGGTTCGTGAGTCATATAGTAAGAATATTCCAAGTCGTAGTCGTTTAAAAAATACACGTAATGCTATTACTAGAAAAACAAAGAAAGGATTTAGTTTATTTGGTAGAAAGGTTAAAAACACAAGTAAATCTATTAGTAAAAAAACAAAAAAGGGATTTAATTCATTAAAGCGTAGTGCGAAAAGTATTAAAAAATCGTTCAGTTCTAAAGGTAAAACCGAAGAAAAAAGGCTTCAGGTTTTGAATAAAAAAATAGATGAGCTTAATGATAAAATTGCTCGGTATTTACTCGTACAACTCCGTGCACAAACAACTATGAACCCAAGGGAAGTTAATCGGTTGACTTCATCTGGAAAAATGATCCCATTAAATAAGATGAATTGCATTATAAATAAATTAAGAATGGAATTAGTAGGTTTAGAAAGAGAAAGGAGTACTATAGTTCCTCCTAATGATGAAACATGCGTATACCAGTAAAAAACATTACATTATTATAATTATTTGCTGCTTCTATAACCCCTTCGTCAGCAACACTGCCACCTGGCTGTGAGATGTATTGTGTATTAATTAATGAAGCATTATCAATAGAATCTCTAAATGGGAAAAACCCATCAGAAGATATAGATATCCCTTCTATTGTCTTAAAATATTCTAGTTTATCTATTTTTAATTCTTTTGGGTTTTCTTTAAAATTCTCTAACCATAACTGGGTTTCATGTTTAGACCTATCATTTTCTATATATTGAATTGTGGCATTAATTTTATTTTGGTATTTAGTTCCTTCTTTAAAAATTAAATTATCTGTAATAGATTTATTATTTCTTAGAAGATAAATTTCAGCTTTCCTTCTAGCTAATTTAACACAATCAATTCGACTCTGTTGTCCTGCACCGATTCCAATAGTTCTACCTTTATATGCTATACACACTGAATTAGATTGTGTGTACTTTAGTGTAATATTCGATATAATAAGATCATTAATAATAGTATCATTAATATTTTTATTGTTAGAAACTATCTTTTTCAAATCGTGTTTACTAAAAATATAGTCATTATTTGATTGAGAAATAGCAACATTCTTAATCATTTTATATTCTGTATATGTCTGATTTTCTAAATTAATAGGAGACCCCTTTAGAATAATAAAGCTATTCTTCTTTTTCTTTTTTAGAATATTAAATGCTTCTGTATCAAACGAGGGAGCGATTATACCATCACACACCTTTGTCTGAATATATTCTGCCAATTTAACAGTAACATTTGTGTTTATAGCAACAAAATCACCAAAAGATGATTTAGGATCACATTCTCTAGCATTTTTATAAGCCTCATAATCATCCTCACCAATTGAAACTCCCGCTGGACTAACATGTTTAAAAGAAGCAGCCGCTATTTTGTTAATAGAGTATTTAATTTCATTTACTAAATACCAACTATTTACAGCATCTAGAATATTAATATAACCGGGTGAACCATTTAAAATAATAAATGGGAATTCTTCTTTATTAGTTGAAAACACATTCGCCTCTTTTTGATAAGGATTACATCCATATTTAAGTTTATAATAGTGTTGAATATAAATATTGCTAGACATTCTATAGACCACAATACATATATTTAAATCTAAATATATATTATATGGAAAAAGTAGGAAAAATTGCTTATAATTCGACCGCTGCTTATGGTAGATTCAAAGCTACGACTGGATTGATGTTAACATTTTTAATATCTAGTATTCTTCTTGTATGGGGTGTCTATAATTTATATAAAAAAATGACAACTAATGTTGCTGTTGCAAAAATATTAGAACCAGATTGCCATAAAAATAAATTATCAGATAATCAAATGAGTAATAACAAACTACCACATCTTTTATATACGTGTAGTCTAAATATTAGATACAAACTCGATAAAGTCTATAATTCGTATATAGGTTATAATGGTAATAAACAGTATTATAAAGGACAAAATATTAAAATCGCATATGATAAAAATGATGTTAGGGATGTGGAGTGGCCTATTAGTATATGGCTTGTTATTATACCTATTATAGCATCTATTATACTATTTGCTTTATCGTATTCTAATTATTATATGACTAAAAACAACAAAGACTATGCCGCAATTAAAGGTAGTTTTAACTTACTAAATAATTTTACCAATTTAACAAGAAAGAAAAACAACTTAAAAAAATAAAACACATATAATGTAATCGTCATGTTTGAATATATTTATGTTCCGGCTTATATGCCTACTGAAGATGGAGGATGGTGTCTTTATTGGGCGCTAGTTCATAATCAACAATATCTGAACAGTTCAACTGACCAGTTACAGAAATATGTGTTCCGTATTCAATTCCGTCCAGATTCTTGGAACATGTATTCTATTTCTCAGAATGCTAATTCTAAATATGAAGCAATCCAACAGATTATTTCTTCTATGAATGAAATTAATTCGCATCTACACAACCCACAGTATGAATACTTTAGTACGGTTGATAGTATTGGTCCAGATACCATTAATTACGAATCTATTCTACAACACTATGATTTTATTCTTGAGCAACTTTACAATTGTTCTCCTGAAGTCTATCAAATTAATGCAACTGAATGGGTGTCATCTCTTGCTTAGGCAGAATAATGATATCCTACTACACAAGGTTCTTGTTTGTTACAACAATGAAATAATCCATTAGTATTACAAATATTGCTATGTTTATTACAAGAATTTGAAAAATTCTCACTTTTTTTAAACCCAACTCTACAAATTTGACATAGATATATTTTTTCGTCTGTGGGTTTATTTTCTATAACTTCAATTGGTTTATTTTCTATAATTTCTAGATCTTGTATTACCCATTCTGGTAAACACCATTTATCACACAACATTTTCATATGGGTAATAGAAATATTCTTATACATTACAATCTTTTTGTATCGTAGTGTCTCTATTATACTTTTTACTATATCTATATCTTCACATAATTCTGTTTTTTCATCATCATCATTGTATTTTATCAAAAGACTAATAAACCAATCTGCATCGGTTAATGATTCTATTTCATTTTTTGTAATTGTTAGTGGTTCACCCCTACAGTAAAATGTAATAGTTTCCATCTTATTATATTTTAATTAAAATTTATTCATCAATTTTTTTATTATCTTCCTTTAATTTATTTTTCATATTAGTAATTCCTATCTCCCAGAATTTATCAAATGTTTCCTGTGAAATTTCATCCTGACATTCGGCCTCATAATCGTGTCCTTCCTTTTTTCCCTGAAAATATCTGAAACGGTGTCTATGATAAGCATCACTAAATGTTCCTTCTCTAATCTCCTTTTTTTTATAGGACAAAGAGTAAATACAATTTTTACATTTTCAGGTGCCACTTTATCCCAGTCATAATGACCTGGCTGATTATCTACAACTATCATTAGTTTATTTTTAGCCATATAATCAGCTATTAGTGGTTTCCATGTTCTAAACCAATTATCCTTTAACTTTTCTCCTTCTTTAGACTTCTCAAAATTAAACCCATTAAACATAAACCACCTCCAAAATAGTCTTTCAAAAGTTACAAACCTAACCGGGGTTACAATCTGACCCCCCGTATCTGTGATAGAAACCGTACTACCAGTATAACACTCCTTTTTGTCAAATTCTATAGTGTATCTTTCTTTTTCTTTAGGCGAATCTGAATATGCAACAATATATGACATCGTGTTGAAATAATAATAATAATAATTTATAATTAAATTTAGAAATTAGAATAATTCATAAAGGTATTCATAGAATCAACACCAAATGGTTCAACCTCATTTTTTCTATAGTTAACAAAACCGGACGGCGAGGGTTCCGTAGTAGCAGGAGCAGCAGGAGCAGCATCAGTAGCAGCAGGAGGAGCAGCATCAGTAGCAGCAGGAGCAGCAGCAGTAGCAGCAGGAGCAGCAGCAGTAGCAGCAGGAGCAGGAGCAGCAGCAGTAGCAGCAGGAGCAGCATCAGTAGTGGTGTTATTTTCTTCATGATCTTCTTCTTCTTCTTCTTCTTCATCATCGTCCCCCATTAGGTTATTAATTTTATTAGAGAGTTTATTAAGTCTCTTTCTGTCATTATTTCTAATTCTTGCAGCAAGTCTGTTTTCTAATTTATTATAACGGTTATTCCTGTAGTTATTATTTCTAATATTTTTAGCATGTAGTATACGTAAAAAATGATTCCTTTCTAGTTCTGCTTTGTTTAATTCTTTCTGTATTTTATTGAGTTTAGAAGATTCCGAATTTTTAGCTCTTTCGGATTTAAGTTTATTAATTTTCGCATTAACATTATCTAATTTAGTCTGTACGTTATTAGTATTTCTATCATTAAAATGATCAATAATAAGTTTAATAACAAGAACACAAACAACCGAGATTAACCCATATTTTAGAACACTTTTAGACATTTTAGACAACTTCATAATAATATATAATAAGATATTATTTTTGTTTAAAGAAAAAAAATAGATTAGATATAATGTCCAAAATTAGTATTGAAGATTTGAAGGGATTAGTTAATATTATTACTGTTTGTAATAGACGTGGTGCATTTCAGGTTAATGAACTAGAATCAGTGGGTATTCTATATAATAAAATTAGTGTTTTTATTGATGAAACAGAAAAACTTGAAAATAATACATCAGAAAAGAAAGAGCTGAATGAAATTAAAAAAATAGTTTCTGAAGAAAATTTCTCATCTGATGAGAATGGAGGTCATAGTGTTACTTTTTAATTATTGTGTATGTTATTTTTTTTTTATTATAATAATAGCCTATATTAAATGGGTAATTTAATATCTATAGATGATAATGAAATATCAGTTATAAAAAAACTTTATAAATTAAATAAAGAAGAATTAAAAATTGTTTTTAATCATGTTAAAAAGGAGAAATTAACAAATATAGAATTGGGATTTATTAATTCTATAAAGAATACTCATTCTAAATTAAAAAATAAAATAGAAAATAATTCCTTTAATTTAGTAAGTAGATTTTTAGAAAATATAGTTCCAAAAGAGGAAACGGTTGTACCAAAAAAAAGAGAATATAGTGTAAAGGAAATGTTAAGTATATTTAATTTACATAATTCTAAATATACGGAACAAGAACTTAAATTATCTTATAAAAAACTTGCAATGAGATATCACCCAGATAGACCGAATGGTAACAATGATAAATTCCAATTGATTACCAGATTTTATAACGCTTTAATCGAAGATCTGAAATTAAAAGAAGAAGATAAACAGTTTAATGAATTAAAAATGGCTTCCCAAGATTATATAACTAAACAATCGAGTGATAACAAACAGAATATAAAATTAAATCGTTTTGAACCTAAATTATTTAATAAAATTTTTAATGAGAATAAAGTAGAAGAAGATGATGATGGTTACACTAAATGGATTGAAAGTAATTCACTAAGTGATAAAGATATAAAAAAAAATAGTAAACTATCTGGTAATTTTAATTCCAATTCATTTAATAGCACATTCGAAAAAGAAATAGAACATCCAAAAGATATAGTTGAATATAAAATACCTGAAGGATTGTTTTCATCGAGTTCTATACAGCCACAAGAATTAGGTATAACACAAAAAAATTATACTACTAATTCATATAGTGATTTTAAAGAGGCACATACTACTAGTAGAATAGGAGGAATTAATACTAGGTTAGAAAAATATAATTCTGTTGATGAACTAAAACATAAAAGAGAAAATATAGTAAAACTTTCTCAGAATGAATTAGAGGAATTAGAAGTATATAAACAATATAAAAAGAAACAAGATGAAGATAGACAGATTAATCTAAAAAGGAATGATGAAAGGCATTTTTCTAATTATAGTAAAATTCATGACCGTATGTTACAGAGTAATATATTGCGATAGATTCTGATAATATATTTATAATAGTATAATAAATTATGACAAAAACATATCGAGAAAAATTGTTAACTGCCGTTAAGGAATTGAATATAGAATTACCTAAAGGTAAATATATAAAAAATGATGACTTAAAAAATATTCTAATAAAATATCTTGCAGGTAATGGTAAAACAGTAGTGACTACTGATACACTAGGTACTAAAACTGAAATAATAAATAGCACAAATAAAGTAAATATTAAAAAATGTATTTATCCAAAAACAAAAAAACTAGTAGCAATAGGGGATATACACGGCGATCTTTCAGTTGCTATAAAATCATTAAAATTGGCGAATGTTATTAGTTTGAATACACCCAATAATACGACAAATATTTCTAATATAAAATGGACTGGAGGTTCTACAATTGTTGTCCAATTAGGTGACCAAATAGATAGGGTAAGACCAAGTAAACTTGTAAATGATCTATGTCAGGAGAATGATAATCAGTTAAATCAAGATGAAGGTTCTGATCTAAAAATTATTTTTCTTTTTGAAAAACTTCATGAACAGGCAATAAAACAGGGAGGTGCATTATTTAGTATACTGGGTAATCATGAATTAATGAATGTTGATGGAGATTTTAGATATGTTAGTCCAAAAGAATTCAGAGAATTTGGTACATTTTTTAAAGAAAAAGAAACAAAGAGTCCATATCCATATGGATATAATACACGTAAACGGGTATTTTCCCCTGGTGGTAGTCTTTCTAAAAAATTAGCTCAATCTAGATATTCTATATTACAAGTTGGTAGTTGGGTATTTGTTCACGGCGGAATGACACCAGAAGTGGCGAATGACTATACTTTAGACCAAATTAATGGTATAATACATAAGTGGTTAATGGGAAATAAGTCTACACTATTAATGGAACATGTTAATAAACTATATCATAATGATAACGATTCTTATTCACCATTTTGGTCAAGGACATTTAGTGATATAGATGAATGGAACTCTTTATCTGAACAAAATTTTAATAATACTCTTAATATTTTAAATCTTAAAAATAAAAGAGATGCTAAAACTGAAATAAAGGGTATGGTTGTTGGTCATTCACCACAATTTATGTATAATAAAGGATTGAATTCAGCCTGTAAAAATAAATTATGGAGGGTAGATGTTGGTATGTCCAAGGCATTTGGTATGGATAAGAATACGAATAGAAAGGTACAGATTCTTGTTATTGAAAATGATTCTCAATTTAAAATTTTAAAAGAACAATAATATATATGACAAAACTTTTATTAGATAATAATAGTAATGATAAACTAGAACTATATTACCAGGATGATATAGATAATATAAATCATGCTCAGAAAAACTTATTAGAATATATAGAATATCAGAATGAAAAAATAGATAATATAGAAACAAATATGTATAAAATAGAATATAATACAAATGATGGACTTAATAATTTAATATGTGCAAATAATTATAATATTTCATATAAAGGTGTAATAATAGGGGGTATAATTGGTTGTGTTTTTATGTCTCCATTTGGATTTTTATTAGGGTTAAAAACAGGAACGGTTATAAGTATATCTGGTATGCTTTTAGGGTCGGTGGCATCATATAAATTACAAGAAATAGAACCACAAAAATAATTATTCTATCGTTTTAAGTAGTGTAGAGTTAAATGAAAATTTTTTACAATATCTACAAGTTCCATCTTTCTTATAAAATGGTAAATAGAATGAACCATTTATATGGTCTTCTTTACATAAATTACTGAAAATAATGTGTTGTCTACAGAGAGGACACTTCCTATTTTTAACCTCTATTATACATTCATAATGAAAATGATGACCACATGGGAGTTTAACTATTTTTGGTGATTCTTTATTTTTAAAATCAAAACATCCTCTTTTCTCTGGGATATGTAGTAAACTATATTCTGTAAATGTTTCAAGACAAATAGAACATTCTTTATCGTTCATATTATATAACATAATATATTTTATTATAAGTATTATTATGTTTTACGTAACTTACTTAAAGCACTCTGAATATCTTCTTGTGATGGAACTAAACTATTTTTAGGGGATTGTGTTTTTTTCTTTACTATTTTAATTTTTTTAAGTTTTATATCACTACCTATCATACTAAGAAAATTAGGTCTAACTATATCCGGTGTTTTTATAGTATTATAAATACCTTCTGTGTTATGTTTTTTATTTTCAAATATGATATATGCAATTCCAGGATCTAAGTTGTCTTTTGTTAATTTGTGTTTTATCGTATTTATATCCAATCCAATTTTTTTCATAAAAAAATAGTGTTTATATTTCGGATTATCACCAGAAATATCTTCTTTATTTTCTGTTTCATCTTCTATGAATGCAAATTCATTTGGTGAATAAATAAGATTAGTCGATAATTTCATCTGTGATATATTCCATATTATACCATATTCCTTTTTTGTTTTGTTAATCCAAATATTAGAAATTTGTATCAAAAATTTACCATATATTTTAGCTTTTAATTCTGTTATATCTATTTTTTTATTTTCTTCATTAAAAATCAATACATTATTATTCCTGTTATAATTTACTCTTAATCTTTCTGGAAAAAATGAAGTGTTATCTTCCTTTAAACTATTTTTAAATTTATAACGTTTAAATTTCTTGTTATTCTTAAAAATTTTATTTACCTTTATAACAAATTTTAAAAATGTATTTATATCTTTATCATGTTCGTGAGATAGGAAAGAAAGATCTAAATAATTATTATTACCTTCATACCTGGTCATATTAAATGGTATAAATAGTAAAGGGGTCTGTACCACCCAATTATTATATTCATTATTTGTTTTATATTTGATTGCATAGTATTCAATATTATTTATAAAAATACCTTTTTTTAGAATTATATTCTTTACTAAAAATTTGTACGGTTTATATTGAACCTGTACCATATATAGTAATTGTTTAAAAGTATTTAAATTTATTTATTTACTAAATAAATATGTCCGATGAATCAAATAAAGAAATATGTCCAATATGTTGTGAAGAGTTAGATGGAACGATTTCTACGTTATTATGTGGTCATAAATTTCACATTAAATGTATTTATACTTCATATATAGTAGAGACTCATAATACAAATTCAAATATTCCACAAAAGAAATGCCCATATTGTAGACAACACGGAGGATTTCTTGAATTAGAACCCAATACTATACCTGTTAAATGGATACATAAAGAATATCCAGACTTTATTAAAGCGAGTCAAAATAGAGATGTTGAAAAATTAAAATTATACATGAACCCAATCAAATGTTTTTCTATTTTAAAAACTGGAATAAATAAAGGAAACCAATGTAATAATAAACACATTAAAGAAACTTATTTTTGTAAGAAACATAACTAGAATTTTTTTAATTTTAATGAAACTTTATTATATTTTTCTCTGTTTTCATAAATTATTTTATGTGCATCAGATACTTTAGTTTCATCCTTTTTAAAATATATACTTAGACCATTTAGTAATGTCTTTTTATTTATACCCTTAAATGCAGGTGTATTTTTATAAACCAGAGCACCATTTTTAATATTAATATGTTGAATATCATTTTTCTCCATATTTTTTATTAACATCTCAGACAAAGCCTTTAGTTTTTTCTTTCTTTCTCTAATTGCTACACTTAACTTCGTAATTTCTTCCTCAAGACCAAGATATTGTTTTACATTATTGCTAAATTCTTCTTTATTTAAATCATCCATATAACTGATATAATCTATTTCTTTAATATAATTAAAGAAAAAAACCTTTATTATTTTATGGATAAGCAAATTATTATAGACAATGTTATTTATAATAATTATATAGAAAAAGAACCAGAGTTTAAAAACGGTGATCTAAATAATTTTAAAATGTATTATAAAATCTTTCCAGAAGATTTTGTTCGATTAAAAACCAACACACTTATATCGTATAATTTAGAGAATAAAATTTATAATAGTGGATTTATTATAAAATTCATAGAACCTAACATTTTTATTCTTAAGGATACACAACTACTCTATATTTGGTCTATTAGAGTAGATGATGAAACAAGTGTATTTGTTAAAGATTTAGCTTTATTTAGAAAAGAAAATAAAATAAAAGATATATTATTTGAAAAATTTAAAAATGAAAACTAATCTTCATTTTCTATTTCAAACCGTTTAATATTATAAAAACGACTGAGTATTTTAGCGCCATTCGTTTTATTGTATCCATTACAAACATAGTATCCATTAAATTGATAATCATTACATTTTAGTATTTGTCTAATAAAATTTATAGCTGGGAATTTCTGTTTACTAACTCCATTTTTATGTAAACAAGTTAGTGAGGTTGATTTGTATTTTGATTTTACCTTTGGTATAATTGAATAAAATTTTTTAATTAGTTCAGGATCTTTCAATTTCTCTACTGGTATACTCAGACCAAATAAATCCTGTTCTGTTTTAATAATATAACCTAGTTCATTAAACATTTCAATAATTAGAGGTTCCATATATATTTACTTATAAATATTTGTTTAAATATATAAATGGATACTGATGAAGAAATAGAAAAAATTTTGAATGAAATTTCTTTAAAAAAAAATACAAAGGGTCTTAATCAGGTACTTGAAACAAATACTAAAGTAATAGATTTAATTTATTCTGACTTTTTAAAATATGACATTAATAAAAAAAATAAAGAAGATGTGACTAATTTTATACAAAATAATTTCGAATATATCGAACTCACAAAAGACACACCTACTTGTTGGATTTGTTATGTTGACTATAACAAGTTTTATAATTTAAAAATACATATGAGAGGATTATTTATTAAATTTAAAACAGATGATACGATTATAGTAAAATACAACAAAAAATATTTTGTAGTTAATATAAATGATAAAGTATTTTTTAGAAAAATTAGTAGTAAAGATTTAATTAAAATGCATCTCATTGACGCATCCAGTAACTGGTAAAACTAGTTTTAAATAAGTTGGTATGGTATTTGGAAAGTATAGTTACCATTGAGGACTTCTTTCCAGTCCTGTTCTTTGTTACTTTGCGAGGTTAGTAAACGTTTAGAATATTTCTTATAAACGAGTTCTGTTGCAATCAAGATATCACCTTTTTTAGCTACAATTTCCCAAGGCCAAATATTATTCTTATTTCCATCCATAAAATAACTACCTCCTACTTTTAACTCTGTAGGCAAACTACAACTATTTTCTTGATCCATAAATTTTTCATCTATTTTTTTTCCATCAATATAGACCATTAGTAGTACCGCATATTCATAAATAGTATATTGGGTTTCCTCCCAAAATAAATCTGGAATTACTTTAATATTCTTGATATGAAGACATATTGGTCCTGGTTTTACAAAGACACCTCCAGTATCACCATAAGCGTGGTTAGAGAAATTATAGTCATTATCACTATTTTTTGTAGCTTCATAACTTTGTTTGCGTTTTTCTACATCTGGTTCTTCTTGTTCAGAAATACCAGGACTAAATTCTAGGTCGAACTTATATGAACCACCCCTTAGTTCCGAACCGTATGGGCTCCCAGGTGGCGGACTACCTACTTTAATTGTGTGAGTTTTCTTGTATAGATTTACTGTCGTCATGATGAAGTTGTTTAATAAATAGATTTAATGTTCTAACGAATCAATTTTTATTCCTACCAGATACATTTTAAATCTTAATATATAGTATAATGAATTATAGTGAAATAAATTTCTCCGATACATTCAGTGTCCAGGAACAAAATAATGCCCCACAGGTTAATGCTCCACAACTAAATACTGTCGCTAATAATCAGCAGCCCCCGGCTGTTAACAACCAGCCCCCACAGGTTAACACACCACCCCCACCAGTTAATAATAATAATAATAATAATAATAATAATATGAATATTGACAATAGAAATGTTCAACAACTTCCAAGTATGAATAGATTAGATTCTCTTTATAATAAACCTTCTCCTAAGACGGTTGTAGAATCTGTAGAAGAACCACCAAAATCTAATAATGTTAAACTAATTCAATTAGGTATTATTTTAATGTTTAGTTTTCTAACTGCACTTTCATGGAATGAAGCTATTAGATACTATATTGGCCGCTCCATTAAATTTTATTCTGGTAAACCAATTTTTTATGTGTATTATGCTTCAACTGCTACATTTTTAATGTGTTTATCGTACCTTTATAGTTATTTAAAATAGTATTTTACTTAAGACTATAATTATATATCTATGTAAATGGATTTTTCTTTTATGAAAACTGGTAGATCACCTGTAGTTAATAATAATAATACAAATGATATGCTAAATATGTTGGAACTTTTTACTTCAAATGCTCTAAAAAATTCAGCAAGGTTTGTTGAACTATGTAACCGTAATGGTATTACTGAAGCTGATGTAAAATATGGTTTGATTTATGAGGTTTTTGAGTTTTTTAATAGACCAAATAATCTTCAGGAACTAAATGAGATTGAAAAATTAAATGAGGAGGAATATGAAGAAGACGATTCAGATATGGAAGATATTATTGTGGATGATTCTGAAATTGATGATTTTAAACGTATTGAAATTGATGAAATAGATAATGAAGAAGATAAGAACTTTGTAGTTAAATTGTATAATTACTATGATAACTGGGATAGTTGGAAACCACACACACCACTGGAACAGGTTCTACAAAATGCAGTTAATAAAATAAAATAATTTATAGAATTTTATATTATTATTTTAATGAGGATTCCAATATTAAATCGATTTACTTGTAATAGAAAACAATTAGATAGCTATATTAATAATTTTAGAAGTCAAAACATAAAAACTATTATATCATATATTAATGAAAATCCCAAAGATAAACTACAAAATTTTTCTGAAAATAAAAAGATTTTAACTAAATTACAAAATAATACTATCGCGTTAAAATTAAGTTCCCTTGATGTTTATAATAACTTTAATGAAACTATCGAACAATCTAGAGAATTATGTGGAATAGGTATTGAAAATAACAATAAAATAGTTATAGATGCTGAATATTATTCTATACAGGATCAGATTAATGAAATTTCAGATATACTTTTATCAGAATTTAATAGAGATAAAATAAATATTTATAAAACATATCAGTTATATCGTAAAGATTATTGGCATATATATAAACACGATTTAGAAAAGGAACGGAATTATAAAATCGGATTTAAAATAGTAAGAGGTGCTTATTATGATACTGAAAAAAATAATTCATGGATCCATGATAGTAAAGAAGATACTGACATGTATTACAATAAAGCTATTATGTCTTTCCATAATTTTAATAAATGTTATCCTGGTGATAAAATGATATGCGCTACACATAATAATAAAAGTATTGATATTGGACTTAGTTTAATGTCTAAAAATATAGAATTTGCACAGTTAATGGGTATGTCCGATAATAAAACAAATGTTATAGCACAAACTAGTTCGGTCTATAAATATATACCATATGGAGATTTTTCGGATACTTTTCCATATCTTACACGAAGATTATACGAGAATTTGTCATTTTCTAAATATTTATTTGAATAACACAGTCTTACATTTAAAATTTTACAATCTGAAAAGAAGTAACTCTTTATTGTATTTAAGATTTAATTGTGTAAAGAAATTACTATTTTTATTTGTATATATTTAAATTAATAAGTAATTAATAAATAAATTGATTTAAATATAAATTTGTAAATATAATACACCAATCATGTCTGCCTTTGCCAGTGAATTCCGCACCGAATCTCAATATACAACTGGTCAGAACGGGGCACTAGAATTGAAAACATCTGGGAGTGTTACTCTAGATAGTTTTGTAAATATTCTAAAAGATACAGAACCTAAAACGGTTCGTGATAATGTTAAACAGATGGTTAATGATATTAGTTATCTTACATCTGATCACGAAAAGGCTATGGCTATTCATGATATCTTTATTCTTGCATTCCACAAGCGTTCTACAAGTAAGTTTATTGATGGAGAACAGATTTCTGATGGAGAAGGACTTAAAAATGTTTACTACGAATATATTCTAGAACTTTATAACTTTTACCCACAAACAATTGTTTCTCTAGTTAATCAGAGGGATATGTTTATGTTTGGTTACTGGAAGGATATTTATCTTATGTGGGAAAAGATTAATAAACTTGATATGACTATCGAAGAAAAATACACAAAATATAATCCACTTATTTCCGCATTCCGTAATGCTATTATTCAACAGCGTGGTGAAGATCTAGATTATGTTTACAAAACATTTGGTAATGGAATCAATGGCATGAACGAAGTGCAATTTAATTCACTATTGAATAGTAATCCAGATATTAATCTAAGTATTTCCTTTGTTGGAAAATATTGTGTTAGGGAAAACTCTTCATTTGATAAAAAGTGTTACTGGCATCTTAAGGATAGTGTATATAATCGGTGTAGTTTGGTAGATTATATGATTCGTGCGACACTTAAGACAAATGTTAATGGTGTATTTAAACCATTCTCAATCCACAAAACTATTCCGTTTGGAGCTAAAAAGTCGTGGAGGAAGGATAATGTAAAACTAAATGTAATTCTTAATGTACCAGAAAACAAATTCTGTTCTAATAAGTGGTCAGAAATCAAGTTTAAAAATATTCCGTCTGTCTGTTTGAAACAAAAAACGAAGGCTCTACTAAATGAGAAACTCAAAGCAGATCCAACATCAGCAGAAAAACATAGTTATACTGGAGACCGTTTCCCATCTGATACAGACCGTGTAGGATGTAGGAATAATTTTATTGATTATATTACAACTACAAAAGGTGTAAACTGTTCACAGTTGTTTCCACATCAAATTATTGGAAATGGTATAAATACACATATTACAACGCATGAGAAACTGGTTTGTAATAAACAGTGGGATTCTCTTATTAAATATACAAAGGAAAGGATTTATAGTTCTGTAGATACATCTGGTTGTAAAGCTATTTCACAGGGAAATATACTATGTTGTGCGGATGTTTCTGGTTCTATGGAAATGTATGGTAAAGCACCGAATCGTCCTATGGATATCGCTGTTGCTTTGACCGCATTTATTTCTGAAATTGCGAATGATAATTATAAAGATCTGGCTATGTCTTTTACAGATGTTCCAGAAATTATAGAACTAAGGAAAAACCATACGAGAATGGATATGTATGATAGGATTAAAGCTCTAAAGAGTCGGGTTGGATATTCTACAAACTATGTTGGGGTTCATACATGTCTGATTGACCTTTGTAAGCGTAAAAATATTAAGTATGAGGATATTCCAGTTCTTGTTATCTTTTCAGATGGACATTTTGATAATCAAATTACTACTACTAGTAATCCTTCTAAAATGACAACCCATCAATATGTTGTGAAACTATGGCTTGATGCTGGATATAGAGGTGCTCCACAAATTGTTTACTGGAATCTTGCAGATAATAAGAATAGTGTTCAGGTTAATAGTACATTCCCAAACGTCCAACTTCTAAGCGGTGCTGGGGTTAGTAATATCAAATATGTTCTATACGGTGAACAGATGGAAGAAACTACTAAAAATATTATTATAGATGGAGAAGTAGTTACAGTAAGCGGTAAATCTATTACTCCAGAACAAACTATGAGAAAGGCATTGGACGAACAATATTTTAATTGTATTAGACAAGTTCTTAGCAGATCTAAAGAAGGTTATCTAAAACTATTTAGTTATTAAAATATATTACTAATAATTTATATATTTAAAGTTTATTCAATATAGATATATAAAAATGGATTCTTCACAATATGAATCGATGAGTATGGTCATGTACATGTATCTATTTTTTATGTTTACAGTAAATAATATGTTTTTTGTTCTACTATATAATGGTCTAAATAAAGAAATTATTAGAGTTACTGCAGATTATAATTATATTAAAGACACTCTAGATTTTTTGGCATCTGAATATGATTCAAGTGATAGCGAGTCTGAATCTTGTGATAGTGAATCTGATTCAGATTCAGGTTCAGATTCAGATTCAGGTTCAGGTTCAGATTCTGAATCTGATTCATGTTCTAGTGATTCGGATGATAGTATTGAAAATATTACTAATAGTAAAGTTTCAGAAACACAGACAGATGATCCTGTAACAAGTATGTTTAATTGGAGTTATACATATAAATAAATTTTTTTCTAATATATATATATAGTCATGAATAATATCGTTAATAATAGTATTGAAGCAATCACGAATGTTGAGAAGGATGTTAAAGATAAGAAGTGGATGGATGTTCTTATTGGTCTTGTGGTTCTAGTTGTATCTCTTCTTGTTACTGCCCTTCTTGGTCAGACCCTGTGGAACAATAGTGTTCCAAAACTATTCCCTATGCTTCGTAAGGCTGGTCTCTATGAGGTTCTCTCCCTTCACCTACTACTTAAGATGCTACTTAACTAAGTTGGTTTATTTTTTTTTAATTGAATTTTTATGAATCAATAAAATTTCTAATGTTTTTCTTTATCATAAAGAATACAGTAATACTGTTCGTTTTGGAAAAGGATTGTATCTAAATCTTGCAACACATCCTTTAGAAAATACTTATCTGTATTCATAAATATTAATTCGTTCATTTCTGGAATATCCAAACAAAAGTATTCTATTTCATTTATAAAACACAGACTAACATATTTATTAATTGCTCTATTTAATTCTGTATCATTAAAAACATTCATTAACTTTTTAATAATCATATTACGAATATTTTTTTGATGACCGACAAGAACTTCTATATAATCTCCTATATATTCTGGTATAGTTATATTATTTGGTGGACTCATTATCTAAATAATTTATATATGTATTTAATATTTTTTATTTAATTCATTTAATATTACAACTATATTTTATTAAAATAACTCGATTTATGTATTTTTATATGAATTTACGTATAACAAACCCCGATTTTAGAAATTTATTATTTTTATAAAAAATAAATATTAAACAAAAAATGTTTTAAAATTATATATGGCTTTTTATATTCCGTATTTTGTTGGGGCATCTATGGCATCTTATTTAACTAAACACATGTACACATATATGTCTGAAGAAGGTGAGATAAATTTAGATGAATCTAGTAATAATAATATAAAGGACAATACATTTTTAAAACTATCTGAAGAACCTATTATATTAGAATCTATTCCAGAAGATATAGACATAAATGAAAATAAAGAAGATATAGACATAAATGAAAATAAAGAAGTTATAGAACCAACAGAAGAAGTTATAGAACCAACAGAAGAAGTTATAGAACCAACAGAAGAAGAAGTTATAGAACCAACAGAAGAAGTTGTAGAACCAACAGAAGAAGTTATAGAACCAACAGAAGAAGTTATAGAACCAACAGAAGAAGAAGTTATAGAACCAACAGAAGAAGTTGTAGAACCAACAGAAGAAGTTGTAGAACCAACAGAAGAAGTTATAGAACCAACAGAAGAAGTTATAGAAAAGGATATTTATAGGGGAAATGGAACTATAGAAAAGGCAAACCTTGAAACTATTATAGAAGAACCTGAAACACCAGTAGTTCAGGAAATTGTTTACTGTTCAAAATGTAGTTTATATTTACCTAAGAGATGTTTTTCAAAGAACCAGTTTAAAAAATATAGTAAAGTTCCTAAGTGTAAAATCTGCACAAAACTGAAATAATTTAATAGTATAAATATTATAAATTAATTTAAAGATTTTTTAATACTGTATATAAAAATGAGTGTTGTTTCTATTATGATGGGTTCAGACAAAGATATAGATTTTGCTAATATTATGATTCAGGAGTTTAATGCTCTAAATATAGACACAAAGGTGTATGTCAGTTCTGCTCATAAAAATACAATGCAGGTACTATACAATATTGGAGAAATGGATAAATCTAAAAAAAATATTATTATTACTATCGCTGGCATGTCTAATGCTCTTTCTGGTGTTGTTGCTGCTAATACCACCTGTCCGGTTATCGCATGTCCGCCATTTAAAGATCAGACAGATATGATGGTTAATATTAATTCTACTCTACAGATGCCGAGTAATATTCCGGTTCTTACTATTTTGAATCCTAAAAATTGTGTTCTTGCTGTTAAAAGAATTTTAGATATGAAATAAATTTTTTATATATAGATAATTTTATTATAGATATAATGTTTATTATTTCTCCTCCTTTTGGTAATTATATATTTTTTGATTCGGTGTTGTCAATAAAAGGTAGTTTTACATTAGAAGAACGCCCTGGATTAATTCCACAAATTTTTAAAACTTTTAGATATTCGTATGAATATAATGGATGGATTAATAAAATTGGTCTAAGAAATAAAGGAATAGATTACGCTATAGAAAAATATAAAAATACAAATAGTATTATTAGTATAGCTATTTTAAAAGAAACAGATATACCCCAATTTTTAAAGAAAATACCAACAAATATGAATATAGAAATAAATGTAAGTTGTCCAAATGTTAATAAACAATTAGTTAATTCTAATCTAAAACATTTTTTGAATAATGATAGAGACTGGTGTATTATTAAACTATCACCTATTACTGAATTTACTCAAATAGACAACTACTATAATGAAGGGTTTAGACAATTCCACTGTTCAAATACTCTACCTATTAAAGAAGGAGGTGCAAGTGGACCTATACTAAAAAAATATAACCAAAAATTAATTACATATATTAAATCAAACTACCCAGATACTGTAGTAATTGGTGGGGGTGGTATTCGTGATTGGCAAGATGTACTATACTATAAAAATCTTGGCGCTGACTATTTTTCTTTATCAACTGTATTACTAAATCCTTATAAACTTATAAATTTATATATAAATAGTTAATCGACAATAACCATAATTTTTCTAGATATATCAAGACTATTGTCTAAATCTGGATGATCTATACTAACCGTACATGGTGTAACACTAATAATTGTTTTAGTGTGTAGTCTTCCTCTTGAAGTAAATTGGATTTTTTTTCCAATATAACTTTGTGCATTTTCGGTTGTAAGTCTAACCATATTCATTTTTATAATAATATACCTATTTCTTTAATTCTCTACATTTTTATACTATTTTTCTAAAAAATAAATTGATTAATTAGAATCTTAATTAGTTTATTACAAATCAAACAATCAAACAATCTTCAATCTTTCAGTCTTCAATCAATCAAACAATCTTCAATCTTCCAGTCTTCAAAAATCACCATGTCCACTATTTCAAATGCTCTCCTACTTATTCCTATCCCAACAAGTTTGGGAGTCTACACGATGTTTATTCCATGGGTTGGAATTCTCAGTGAGAACCTTGTTCGCGCTGAAATAGCAGGATGTAACTCAAAGGATATTCAGAGGGTAGATATAGATAGCACAAAATCCAATATACTCAAGGTGTTCTACAACGGCACCTATTTCTGGAAGGTTATGAAGAGCAACTATGTCCACAAGGAAAGGGCTGCGAAGAAGTTCGAACTGACCGAATAAAATCCCATAAAACGACAAAAAAAATATAAAATTCCATAAAACGACAAAAAAGTATAAAATCCCATAAAACGACAAAAAATTTTTTTTTCTAATTTTATTTTCTATGTATATATTATATGGGTGGAGGATTAATGCAATTAGTAGCTTACGGCGCACAGGATGTTTATTTAACAGGTAATCCACAAATCACTTTCTTCAAAGTTGTCTACCGCAGACACACTAACTTCTCTATGGAATGTATCGAACAGACATGGAGTGGTAATAGTATTGCTGACGGCAAATGTGTAGCCACTATTTCCCGTAATGGCGATTTAATTCATAAAATGCACCTTCAACTGGATATTGGCGCTACTATCTTTAGTTTTAATAATATATCAGATTATATAGATTACGTGGAAGTAGAAATAGGCGGCCAGAAAATAGATAGACATAGTGGCGCTTATATGAAGGCCTATAATGAAGTCAGAGATGAAATATATGGGTTTGGGTCCCAGGGCACCCTAAAACTAAAAACATATGGGGCTGTAACATTAGCCGATGTGAGTCAAAGTAAATTTATACCTCTTAATTTCTGGTTCTGTAAAAACGCCGGCCTCGCTCTCCCTCTTATCGCTCTACAGTATCATGAAGTAAAAGTTATATTAAGTCATACACTTACTACCAGATTTACTAATTTAGCCGATGCAACAAAAGACGGGGAGGATGTTGCGGGTGATATGAATATACTTAGAAATACATTATGGGTCGACTATATCTATCTAGATACCGATGAACGCAGACGTTTCGCGCAGGTTTCGCATGAATACCTTATTGAACAGGTGCAGGAGCAGAC